TTGCTGATTTAACTGATGTAGATTTTACTACTAATACACCAACTACTACAAGTGGATTAGTATTAACATCAGATGGTGATAGCACTTACAGTTTCCAACCTGCTGCTGCAGAGTCTACATATCAAGAAAATAAGATAATAGCAACATCAGATGGACAAACTGTTTTTGCATTTGGTACAGCATTCGAAGGTTATAACAGCACGACACCAGCTAATTCTCATTTAGAAATTTACTGGAATGGTTCAAGATTAATTTATGGTCCTAATAATGATTATACAATTACAGCTAATAATGAAATTACTCTTACAAGTGGTACAGGAATCGTAACTGGAGACATAATATTTGCTGTTAGTATATCTAATATGACATTATCAAGGCTATATGGTCCATGAGTGTAAAAAATAAAATTTACAATACTTTTATAAATCAATTTCCTTTAGGTGAAGGGAATCCTGTTATAGATGGAATACCAACACCTGAATCATATTATCAAACATATGTTTTTCCACAATTAGCTAAGATACAAGCCAGTGATGCAGAAGCCGGTGATTATTTTGGTTGGTCAGTAGCAGTTTCTGATACCAGAATTGTAGTAGGTGCACCTAGAGAAGGTATTAATTGGCCTGGTGCAGCTTACATATTTGATATAAATGGAAATCAAATAGCCAAGATACGAGCCAGTGATGCCTATGACGCTGATTGGTTTGGTTGGTCAGTTGCTGTTTCCAATACACGTATTGTAGTAGGAGCCCAGAAAGTCATAGCTACAGATAGCGCTGGTGCAGCTTACATATTTGATATAGATGGAAATCAATTAGCTAAAATACAGGCCAGTGATGCAGAAGACGGTGATCGGTTTAGTTATTCAGTTGCTGTTTCTGATACACATATCGTAGTAGGTGCATACGCAGAATATGCTACTGCTCCTGATGCTGGTGCAGCTTACATATTTGATATAGATGGAAATCAATTAGCTAAAATACAAGCCAGTGATCCAGCAAACAGTGCTCGTTTTGGTTGGTCAGTTGCTGTTTCTGATACAAGGATTGTAGTAGGTGCTTATAATGCTGGTTCAGTTTACATATTTGACATCGATGGAAACGAAATAGCTAAAATAAATGCCAGTGATGCAGAAGCCGGTGATCGATTTGGTTATTCAGTTGCTGTTTCTGATACACATATCGTAGTAGGTGCAGATAGGGAAGATACTACTGCTAATAATGCTGGTTCAGCTTACATATTTGATATAGATGGAAATCAATTAGCTAAAATACAGGCCAGTGATGCAGAAGCCGGTGATCAATTTGGTGAGAAAGTTGCAGTTTCAGATACACGGATTGTAGTTGGTGCACGTTATGAAGATACTACTGCTACAAATGCTGGTGCAGTTTACATATTTGATATAGATGGAAATCAATTAGCCAAAAAACAAGCCAGTGATGCAGAAGACAGTGATAATTTTGGTTATTCAGTTGCTGTTTCTGATACACGAATTGTAGTAGGTGCACCTTTTGAAGATACTACTGCTACTTGGGCTGGTTCAGCTTACATATTTCAAAACGATCTAGTTTATAAATCTGATTATAATAATAACATTAATAATATAAATTTCAATAAACTAAAATATAGGTTTACAGGAAAACTCTAGTGCAAACAAATTTTTCTAATGTAACAAAATCTTTATCGCTTACTGAGTTAGACAATTTACAGTCTTACAAACCAATAGGTCAGCAGTTAAAAAAACTACAAGCATTTGATCCTCCAGGAACCAGTGATGCACAAGGAAATGATTATTTTGGTTCGTCAGTTGCTGTTTCAGATACACGGATTGTAGTAGGTGCACCTAATGAAGATACTACTGCTACACTCGCTGGTTCAGCTTATATATTTGACATTGATGGAAATCAAATAGCTAAGATACAAGCCAGTGATGCTGAACAATATGATCGTTTTGGTCAGTCAGTTGCTGTTTCTAATACAAGGATTGTAGTAGGTGCATGGCTAGAAAACACAGGTGCTACAGGTGCTGGTTCAGCTTATATATTTGACATCAATGGAAACGAAATAAAGAAAATACAAGCATTTGATCCTCCAGGAACCAGTGATGCTGAAGCCGGTGATCGTTTTGGTTATTCAGTTGCTGTTTCCAATGCACGTATTGTAGTAGGTGCATATCAAGAAGATACTGGTGGTTCAAATGCTGGTGCAGCTTACATATTTGACATTGATGGAAATCAAATAGCTAAGATACAAGCCAGTGATATTCAAGCCGGTGATAATTTTGGTCGGTCAGTTGCTGTTTCCAATGCACGTATTGTAGTAGGTGCATATCAAGAAGATACTACTGCTAGTAATGCTGGTTCAGCTTATATATTTGACATCAATGGAAATCAAATAGCTAAGATACAAGCCAGTGATGCACAAGCCACTGATTATTTTGGTTATTCAGTTGCTGTATCTGATACACGGATTGTAGTAGGTGCATATCTAGAAGACACAGGTGGTAGTAGTGCTGGTGCAGCTTACATATTTGACATTGATGGAAATCAAATAGCCAAGATACAAGCCAGTGATATTCAAGCCGGTGATCTTTTTGGTTATTCAGTTGCTGTTTCCGATACACGGATTGTAGTAGGTGCATATCAAGAAGATACTCCTAATACAGATGCTGGTGCAGCTTACATATTTGACGTAAATGGAAATCAAATCGCCAAGATACAAGCTAGTGATATACAATCCCAGGATTATTTTGGTTATTCAGTTGCTGTTTCCGATACACGGATTGTAGTAGGTGCATATAAAGAAGATACTACTGCTACAGATGCTGGTTCAGCTTATATATTTTCTCCTGGTTTTTCTCCCTTTGGAGATTTGTGTGCATACTATGCCCTTGGAGATCCTACAGTCTTAGATACAAATTTCTCCTGGAGTGACTACACATGAGCGGTATTTTAAATGTAGTTCAAAATAGATTTCGTGACCCTTTGACTATTAAAACTTTATCTATTGCAAATGATTTTACAGAATTAAAAAAAATACAAGCCAGTGATGCTGGATTCTTTGATAGTTTTGGTAATGCAGTTGCTGTTTCCGATAACAGAATTGTAGTAGGTGCAGAAGGTGACGATGCCACTGCTAGTAATGCTGGTTCAGCTTATATATTTGACATCAATGGCAACGAGTTAGCTAAAATACAAGCCAGTGATGCACAAGACAGTGATAATTTTGGTTGGTCAGTTGCTGTTTCCAATGCACGTATTGTAGTAGGTGCACCTAATGAAGATACCACTGCTAGTAATGCTGGTTCAGCTTACATATTTGACATCAATGGCACTCAAATAGCTAAAATACAGGCCAGTGATGCTGAAGCCAGTGATAATTTTGGTAGGTCAGTTGCTGTTTCCGATAACAGAATTGTAGTAGGTGCAGAAGGTGAAGATACTACTGCTGATAAGGCTGGTTCAGCTTACATATTTGACATAGATGGGAATCAATTAGCTAAAATACAGGCCAGTGATGCAGAAGCAGATGATCTTTTTGGTTACTCAGTTGCTGTTTCTGATACACGAATTGTAGTAGGTGCACCTCAACAATATATCCCCAATGCTACACCTGCTGGTGTAGCTTACATATTTGACATAGATGGAAATCAAATCGCCAAGATACAAGCCAGTGATGCACAAGCCAGTGATTGGTTTGGTTGGTCAGTAGCAGTTTCCAATACACGGATTGTAGTAGGTGCATATGGAAGATCTACTTACACTGGAGCTGCTTATATATTTGACATAGATGGAAATCAATTAGCTAAAATACAGGCCAGTGATGCACAAGCAAATGATTATTTTGGTTATTCAGTTGCTGTTTCTAATACAAGGATTGTAGTAGGTGCATATGGTGAAGATACAACTGCCAGTATGGCTGGTTCAGCTTACATATTTGACATAGATGGAAATCAATTAGCTAAAATACAAGCCAGTGATGCACAATCCAGTGATAATTTTGGTTATTTAGTTGCTGTTTCTGATATAAGGATTGTAGTAGGTGCACCTAATGAAGATACTACTGCTAGTAATGCTGGTTCAGCTTATATATTTAGGAATTTCCATAACGATTACGATTCTATACCTTGGGAAAAAATTAGACTAAAATATACTGGAGATGTGGAATGAATGCTACGGACTTGAAAAGGAAATATGGTTATTATCCAATAGGTCAGCAGTTAAAAAAAATACAAGCCTTTGATCCTCCAGGAACCAGTGATGCTGAACAATATGATCAATTTGGGGCTGCAGTTGCTGTGTCCAATACACGTATTGTAGTAGGTGCATCTTATGAAGATACTACTGCTATTAATGCTGGTGCAGCTTATATATTTGACATCGATGGAAATCAGCTAGCCAAGATACAAGCCAGTGATGCAGAAGACGATGATATTTTTGGTAGTGCAGTTGCTGTTTCAGATACACGTATTGTAGTAGGTGCACGTCGTGAAAATAATCTTGCTGGTTCAGCTTATATATTTGACATCAATGGCAATCAGCTAGCTAAAATACAAGCCAGCGATGCAGAAGCAGATGATTCTGAGTTTGGTCGCTCAGTTGCTGTTTCTGATACAAGGATTGTAGTAGGTGCACCTTATGAAGATACTGCTGATGCAGATGCTGGTGCAGCTTACATATTTGACATCAATGGAAATCAACTAGCTAAAATACAAGCCAGCGATGCAGAAGCAGATGATGCGTTTGGTAGTGCAGTTGCTGTTTCTGATACAAGGATTGTAGTAGGTGCATGGGGAGAAGATACTACTGCTAGTGCTGCTGGTTCAGCTTACATATTTGACATCAATGGAAACCAGCTAGCTAAGATACAAGCCAGTGATGCACAAGCCAGTGATCTTTTTGGTATGTCAGTTGCTGTGTCCAATACACGTATTGTAGTAGGTGCACAGGCAGAAGATACCACTGCTACAGATGCTGGTGCAGTTTACATATTTGACATCAATGGCAACGGCATAGCTAAAATACAAGCAGATGATGTTGAAGAAAATGATAATTTTGGTCGCTCAGTTGCTGTTTCTGATACACGAATTGTAGTAGGTGCACCTTATGAAGATACAAATGGTAGTAGTGTTGGTTCAGTTTACATATTTGACATCGATGGAAATCAAATAGCTAAAATACAAGCCAATGATGCACAAGCCAGTGATTTTTTTGGTATGTCAGTTGCTGTTTCTGATACACGAATTGTAGTAGGTGCACCTAATGAAGGCACAGGTGCTACTGGTGCTGGTAGTGCTTATATATTTTCTACTGGGTTTTCTCCCTTTGGTGACTTGTGTGCATACTATGACCTTGGAGATCCCACAGTCTTAGATACAAATTTCTCCTGGAGTGACTACTTATATAATCTTTTTATAGCTTATGGAGGTATAGTTACTACATATACAGAAAATAATATTACATATAAATCTCATACATTTCTAAGTACTGATACTTTTACAGTAACAAACGGAAATACAATTGCTGATGTGTTACTTGTAGCAGGTGGAGGCGGGGGATCAAAAGGTGGAGGAGGAGGCGGAGCAGGTGGAGTGTTAGTAGCTAATTCTACTAGTATTAGTGTAGGTACTTATAGTATAACTATAGGACAAGGTGGTGCTGGTGCAGTTCACTATCCTGCTACACAAAGTTCTAATGGACAAGATACTACTGCTTTAAGTTTAACAGCAATAGGTGGCGGACGAGGAGCAGGAGCTAGTTCGGGGGAATTTAGTGCAGGGTCTGGTGGTTCTGGAGGCGGAGGCACAGGCAGTAGATCAGCAGGATCTGGAACTGCAGGGCAAGGAAATAATGGAGAAAATTCTAGTAGTAAGTCAGGAGGAGGAGGAGCAGGTCAACCTGGGGGTAGCAATGGACTAGGTCATGGTGGAGACGGTATACAAAATAGTTATAGAGATGGAACAAATGTATACTATGGCGGAGGTGGTGGCGGATCGTACCCTACACAGCCTGGCTCTCCTGGTGGATTAGGGGGTGGAGGAGCAGGTTCTCAGAGTGGTACAGCTGGTGGAGGAACTGCTAACACTGGAGGTGGCGGTGGCTGTGGTGGTGGTATTGGTAATGGTGGAACAGGTGGATCAGGTATAGTTATAATAAGATATCCGATTTAGATACAAATTTTTCTTGGAATGACTATACATGATTAGAAGGATTATTTCCACGCTAAATACTGTAGTAATTCTTAAGGAGAACACAAGTGGCAGTAGGAAGGATTAGTGGACAGCTTTTAACACCAACACTAGAACGAGATGGAATTGACCTTACCTTTACTAATAACAGCAACACCCTTTTACATTTTGATACGGCAAACAATAGGATAGGTGTTAAAAAAACTAATCCATCGTATGAGTTTGACATTGACGGAACAGTCCAATCTACTACAGTTAGATCAGGAGAAGCAGTTATAGATGATGTCACTATTAATGATAACATTATATCTACTACAGTTGGTAATTTAGAATTTACACCTGCAACGGCTTTTGACAGGGTGATTGTAAATGGAGATATGGAAGTAACTGGCGCAGTAACTACTGCAACAGGTAGCGTAATTCTAGTACAAAATACTCCTCCAACAGGTGCAGTGAACGGTTCTATATGGATGAATTCAGATAATGGTAGATTTTATGTTTACATAGTTGATGTTGACAGCTCGCAATGGATACAACCATCTATTGGTGTAGTTGGAGATTTTGATGTATTTGCCAATGTACAAGTTGGTGCAACTGTTATAAATGCTGTTGGCTCAGACACTGTCACATTTGTAGCAGGAGAAAATATAACTATTTCACCAAATGAAATCAACAACGAAATCACTATAACAGGAATAGGTGTTACTCAAACAGCGGCAATTGCATATACAATAGCATTAGGATAAAATATGGCTTTGAATTTTCCTTTATCGCCTACTGCAGGTGATACATATTCGGCAACTGGTACATTATGGGAATTTGACGGAACGGGTTGGAACATAATTTCTAACAATCCTACCCAATTACAAGTCTTAGGAGGTATAGATAATGTTACAAATAGTCCCCACATTACTGCAAATTTGGTGTTAAAGAGTGCAGGAGATGGTACAACAGTAGGTACCGGAACATACTTTTTTGACAGTCAGATAGATACATTACAAGAATTAAGTAATGTGGACACGACAACAAATTCTCCACTTGTTAGCGGAGACTTAGTGTTAGTAAGCACAACAAATGGGCAATTTGGATTTAAATCAATTGATGATGTAACAAGCACTTACCTCACACCTTCTAATATTAATGCAACAAATGGAGTACAAGCGTATGATGCAAATTTACAGGGTTTCTTAGGCGCTTTTAACCTTCCAACTGGTGCAACCAAAGGCATTTTGACATCAGATGTAAATGGACAAATTACTGTTACAACAAATCCTTTATCAGCATTAAATTGGACATTATCTGTAAATGGGAATAATGATCTTTTGTTTTCTTATCAAGGTTCAGTTGTAGCAAGACTTACTACAAATGGACAATTTTCAGCGTTAAATGATGTAGTTGCATTTGAAAACGCACCAATAACATAAGGAAGAACAATTGGCATTACCTACATCCGGAAGGATAAGCTTTGCTGATATAGCAACATCATTTGGAGCAACACCGCCATATTCTGCAACATCTATTGCCCAATATATATTCCAAACCCCTGGAACACGCCTGCAATTGGCAAGTTCATTCTACGGAAAAGAAGGAGCATCAGTAAGTATAACTACTGGTAACGTAGACGAAGGTTCTGCAATAGAAATTACAGGCACATTTCCTCACAATACAACCGGATCCGGAAAGAATAAATTTCAAATATCAGGATCTTGGGTTCAAAATGCTCCCGGAACTGGTAACACAGCAGATGGATTGGTTTATGACGATTTTGAAGCTTCTCCTGGTGTTTATTATGATTTAACAGAAAGTGGAGGAACATATATTCAATTGGTTGATTTAGGTAATAATATTTATGAATGGCGTTTAGTTAGTAGTGCTGGTACAACAGTTGAAACATTGACTGCTACAGATAGTATAATTTATGACAATTGGCCTTTGTTTTCTGCTGGCGCAATTGCTTGGAATTACGCAACAGGCGGCCCAGTTGCCATAGATGCTGTAAATTATAAATATAGAGCTTATGCTGAATCAGGAACGCAAGGAGTAGTTGCTGGAGGTGTATACACATTAGATACATTTTATTTACAATTCCATCCTACTACTTACAAAGCAAAAATAATTCTAAGAATACGAGCAGATCAAACTGACGAAAACACAGAAACATTTAATGTAACACTTGGATCAGTAGATGAAACTGGAGTTCAGCCCGCTTGGGGTGTGAATACTGTATCGGTATTAATCAACGATACGTCAATTATGCCTAACACAACTGCAAATGCATGGTTGCAAGGAGGATTTTACACTCAAGATTTCCATAAGAGATCATTTTCGACAATGAGCAATGAAGTCACAGCAGGAGCATTAACAACAACAAACAGCGGTGGAGGTTGTGGCGGAACTAACGGGTACTACATGATAGTTTCATGTTATACTGGAGCAAATACAACTAACAGTGATAAAAAAGATTTATCTACTACATCTAATGCGGTTACCTGGGGTAACACAACATATACTCATAATTATGGAATGGCAGACGGCAACGAGACTCAACTAATGTATTACGGAGGTTGGAACGGTAGCAGTAATACTAGACAACAATCTAAGCAGGATTACGCAAGTGCCAGCTCAGCATTATGCGGACAAGGTACAGTAACAGGAACAAGGCACAGTTTTTGTTCAAGTGATTTTATTGATTACATACAAGCAGGAGCAGGAGATAATAATAGTTTTAGAACAAGCGCAACATGGAGGACGACGATGAGTTCTTGTAGTGTTACTGGCGGTCCTGGACTCCCGAGTGTGATGTATGTGATGCAAGCAGCTGGCAATGACACATACAATTGCATAAGTGGCAATCGCGGTAATAATCCTTATACCCCTTTAAACCAGATTAACAGGTATGCTTTTGCAACCAATAGTCAAACAAACAATTGGTTAGCTATTACTGGCATAGACAGCGGAGTAAATATTTCAGATAGAGATGATCAGTGTTTTCATGGCGGATCTACATCCGGATGGCAAAAATTTAGCATAAGCTCTGGAGGATCGGTTGTTTATTTTGGATCAACAAGTGTTACTTCAGGAGCGAAAGCAAGAGGACCAGGCGTATAAGGGACACATGGATTTAATCGAAAAGAAAAAATTTCAACTAGAAAATTTAGAAAAAAATTTAGCACAGTTACAAGAATCATTAGCTCCAATGCTCAACAAAGTTGAACTAATGAAAAGGACTATAGGCACACCGCAAACCAAACATGAATTAGAAATAGGAAATTTACTTTTTAGCGGAGACAGTGTATTAATTTGGTATAAACAATGTTTTAGTCAAATGAACAGTCGTTTAGAAGGAGCTTTAGACAGTTTTTTTAATCTACAAAAACTTAAAATTAAAATTGATAAATTATCTGCAAAAAATAGTTTAACAAAATTAGAAGAAGTAAAACTATTAAAACATCAAACTGATTATGTAAAATTAGAAGGATATGTTCAAAATGCAATGTCTGAAATATCGCATTATAATAATGCAGCAATTAGAATGAAAGAAACATTTAACATACCTGATGAGATAACTGATGATGACATGGACAAAGCTAGTATAGAAGATCATATAAAAACAGCATTCAAACAGGCTGTCCAAGATGTTAGCCAACACGGAGTCATTACTCGAGGAACATTTGGACATTTGGAACAATGGGGTATTCATCCAATGACTGCTAAATTTTATGTTTTTAATTATATTAAAAGTTGCGACGAATTACTACAGCAAGGAAAAACTCCTAATGTTAAACATTTACACAATTTCTTAGAAGAAATGTATCAAATTCATAAAGATTTGTATAAAGATAACAAAACCCGTTTAGGTATATAAAAGATAGGCACATTAAATATACAAAATTGTATATAAAAATCTTTAGATAAATAATACATAATTGCTTTTTAATGAAAGATATTCATGGCTTTAGACATTAAAAATAATAGTGTTGAACTTATAGGAAAAACACCAGTAAATGTTTTACAATCTACAAAAAAAACAACTGTAATAGGCCTTGCTATTACAAATGTATCAAATACCGCAGTAAGTGCGACAGTTTTATTAGAGAATGAGAATAATGTAACAGTTCATTATTTAAAAAATACTATAATTGCATCAGGAACTAGTTTAAGATTAATTTCTACTGGAGAAAAATTAGTTTTAGTTCCGTCAAATACAATCTATGTTCAATCAAGTGTTGAACAATCTTTAGATGTACTTGTAAGTTATGTAACTGTTTAAAAGGATTTTTATGTCATATTTTATTGGAATTACACCGTCAGATATTAATCAAAGTTTTATAAAAAGATATTTTTATGGGTTGCGTAGAAATCAAGACGGAGAGCTGTATTTTATTATTGTTGATCAATTAGGGACAGACGATGATGCACTAATTATAAATGAAATAGGTGCAGGTGAAGATAATTATCCTTTCTTTGAGGAAGGGATTGATTATTTAGAAGGAGTAACTATCAATCATGAAATAGAATATGCAAATTTACGATATCCTCAGTTTAAATGGGATAATCGTTTTTTAAGCTATTATGTTGACGACAATGGTAGATTATCTATTAAAATTAATGCTACTCACACATATGAAGAAGGTGTATCTACAGAAGGTTATTAACAGATGTCAGAATTTAAACTAGAAAGATTTAAGTATAATTGGACAGGTCCATGGTTACCGGCTACTGCTTACAATAGAGACGATGTTGTTAATGTAAACAGTAAAAGTTATATATGTATCAAACAGCATGTTTCTAATGCAGATTTTAACATTGATCTAAAAGCAACGATTCCACAAAGTTCTCCACCAGTTCCAGATCCATATTGGATTTTAATGACTGGCGGTCAGTCATTTGTAGGAAGATGGACTAATAATCAACAGTATGAAGAAGGAGACATTGTATTATTTGACGGATCTTTATGGCTTGCTATATCAGGACATTATTCTACTACGTTTGTTAATGATAACGATAATTGGCAGCTTTTTGTTAATGGACAAGAATATGTAAAAAATTGGATTCCTAATAAAGAATACGGTGCCGGAGCTATTGTAAAATATAATGGACTTAATTATAAATGTGTAATTTCTCATACATCGAGCAATTTTTTAGAAAATAATATTAATGACTGGACATTGTTTACAGATAGTAACATGTTTGTAGGAGATTTTTCAGCTAGCACTTTTTATAAGAAAAATGACTATGTAAATTTTGGCGGTAGTATATATGTAGTACTAGAATCTCACATTAGTGGTAATGAAATTGACCGACATAAATTTGAATTAGTTGTACCTGGTTATGTTTTTGCAGATGTTTGGGACGAAACTGTATATTATGGTGTAGGAGATATTGTTAATTTTGGTGGTACGTTGTATATATGTTTAGTTGAAAACTATGCTGTTTCACCGGCGTCTAATGATGATAGTATATCTTATTGGGAAATTTTACTCGCATCAGTAGCATTTACTGGAGAATTCAGTGTTGAACAGGCTTACAAACCTGGAGATTTAGCTAAAGCAGGCGGCCAAATTTATAGAGCAGTTCAAGTTACAGGTGCAGATCCTTCGTATGACGATCTAGAAGATATAAATTTTTGGAAACTGTTTATACCGGGTCAAAAATGGACAAATTTTTGGAAAAATCAAACTAGATATGTGATTAATGATTTAGTTTATTTTTTAGGTGAAACATGGAGATGCAATACAACACATATTTCAGCAATAGTAAATATTCCTGGCGATAATGGTAAAGGATTTTTTTATTGGGATTTAGTTGTTCAAAGCGGTAGCGAAGCTGGTATGAACAATCCTGGCGATTTATTAACATATGATTTCCAAAGAGAATTTGTAGGCGACACAAGTTCAATTGGACCTACTGCAGTTAATATTGGAGACTACGATCAATTATTATCTATAAATCAAGAATCGAGTGTTTTTTGGAGGACTTTACACCAAACAGAAACCACAGTTGTTTATGTAACACCTACTGGTGTTGATAGTTCGGATAGAGGTTTAGATCCTTATCATCCTTTTAGAACAATCAATTATGCATGTAGATTTGTAGAAACAAGGAACATAATGCCTTGTAAAATTTCTGTTAGTACTGGTCGATATGAAGAAATATTACCAATTGTTGTGCCTAAAATGACAGTAGTAATGGGAGATGAATTAAGAGCTACTAACATAGTTGCAAAAGGTGCAGGAGAAAATAATTCAGCTGTTATATATAATAGTCTTGCATTTGGACGATCGTTATTTACAACATTAATAGCAGGAGATTTACCAGATGTACACAATGAAAATCCTTTTACCCCAGTACCGTTATCAGACGTATTAGATAATCCACAACCGTTAGTTGATTATTATGCTAATTTGACAGATGAAATTACGGATGCTATAGAATTATTATTACAAGGTGAAAACACAAATATTACAATTACAGGAAGTAACAATTTATCAGCAGCTGAATTTATAATTGCAGCAAACTTAATAAAAGATAATGCAAATTTCTTAGCTACTGAATGTATGATTTATAGTAAATCAATTTCATTGACAGTTATTAATGAAGACAAGTTAATAAACGACATGTTGCTTTTCTTAGAAGGATACGAATATGATTTTAGATACGAAGGCAATTACAAAACTCAAAGATACTCAAAATTGTATGTAAATGGTATTATTGGGTCAGAAAAAGAAAACATGTTCCTAGTTAGAGATATTACTGGAGTAAGAAATTGTACAACAGAAGGATTAACAGGAACACTTACAGGCGAGCCTTCCCAAATTCAAACCACACGGGTTTCAGGAGGTGCTTTTGTTAGTTTAGATCCTGGATGGGGACCAGATGATCAATCTGTATGGATTCAAAATCGTTCTCCATATATCCAGGGCGTAACTACTATAGGGGTAGGTTGTATTGGTGCTCATATAGACGGAGACTTACACAATGGCGGTAATCGATCACTTGTAGCAAATGATTTTACCCAAGTGATTAGCGATGGAATAGGAGCTTACATACTCAACAGAGGAAGGGTAGAACTAGTATCGGTATTTACATATTATTGCTTTGTAGGGTACATGGCAGAAAATGGTGGAACAATACGAGCCACAAATGGAAATAACAGTTATGGAGAGTATGGCAGTGTAGCTATAGGAATAGATGATGCTGAAATACCACAAACTGCAACAGTAAATAATCGAACTACACAAGCTTCAGTATACTCTGCTTTTGCAGGAGAAATTTCAGACGATACCGGAGAATTAGATCGGTTACTTATATTTGAATATAGTCATTGTGGAGAAAATTATTTAAATGCTACAGCAACTGTAGTAGGATCTGGTAATTTTGTTAATACTAAATATGATAATTTTAGGCAAGGTGGCATTAAACAAATTAGATTATTAGAACCGCAAGATAGTACACGTATTGGAGGATTAGGTTATACAAATGTTAAAAATAATGCACAAGAAGGTACTGATTCAACCATTTTACTTTCAGCAACTGATTTGCGTACAGCAGAAGATTATGTTGGACAAAGATTAGTTATTACATCTGGACCAGGAACAGGTCAATATGGCTATATTCAAGCATACGATGACGATGAAAATAGTAATGATTATAGGACTGCTACTATTTACAAAGAAAGCGATGACACAGCAGGTTTTGATCACATAGTACCAGGAACAGTTATAGAACCATTATTAACAGCAAGCACTACATATTCTATAGAACCTCGTGTTACAATACCACACCCAGGATATGATACTACGTTATCATCTATCGGTCAATCAAAATTATGGACAGATATTACATGGGGAATTACTACCGAACAATTTTTAATATCTTTAGATTTTGGAGAAGGTGAAACTGATGGTGTTGTTGCTGCCAGAGCTGCTTTAACAATTACAAAAACAGGATCTGTCTACTCAGTTGCTATAGATGATCCTGGTGCAGGTTATGCAGTTGGAGAAACATATACAATTGTTGGATCATCAATAGGCGGAAATGATGAAGAAAATGATCTCAATATTAAAATAACAGAAGTTACAGATGATAGTACGGCAAGTATTGTTGCGTTTGATTTTGACGGCTTAGGTTTACCAGGAAAATTTGTAGTTATTTCGGATGGAAATTTTGTTAGTGTATCTGTAGATGGAGTAAATTGGTCAGAGTATACACTACCAACTATACAGACATGGAATAAAGTAATAAACGGTGACGGAATATTTTTAGCTATTCCAACAGGACAATCAAGTATTATAGCAAGATCGACAACTGCAACTGCTTGGAGTAGTGTTGTTTTACCTTCAACAGTAAATATAAAAGACATTGCGTATGGAGATGGTGTTTTTGTAATTCTAACAAATTCTAATACTTCTTATTATAGCACTAATGGTTCTACATGGTCAACAAGCCTGTTAACAAATGCAATAACTACAGACTGGACAGTAATTACTTACGGTTATGATAAATTTATTGCATTATCTGATGCAGAAGCAATTGCAACAGGTGTGTATGAAAATGGTGTTTTAACATGGACAGTTACTGGCAATATAATACCAGTTAATCCTAACACATCTAATCCTTGTGAATTTAGAAACATGATTTATTCAGCTGGGCACATTTCAGCATTAACAATCGATAATTTGATTGTTACATGTATTACAGAAACTCTAGAAACATGGACAGTTTATGATAATTTACCTTTAGGTAACTGGACTAAAATATCACAAGGCAATGGCCTTTATTTTTTAACTACAACTTACGAAGGAAATTTAATTGGAATATCTGAGGACGGCATAAATTGGAGAACAGAAGAACTACCTTTAGGTACCAACAGATGGAATGCAATATCTTTTGGTTACACAGGAAATACATCATACACATATTGTTGTATTTCTTACAATGACAGTGATTTGGTATTGATAGACACAGGAAAGCGAGCTCTTGCAAGAACAAAAATAGCAAGTAATACAATAGAAGAAGTAGTGATTTGGGATCCTGGAAGTGGTTACAAAGATAATGTTAACTATAGCACAGAAATATTTTATGATAATCAATGGGTTACGCAGGCATTTGTTACCTTAAGATTTGGACTAAATGTTCTTAGTCAACCGTCTTTTATTAATAGAGGTATAGGTTATAGAAGTAGTACCACAAGAGTTACAATTGAAGGTGATGGATTTGCAGATATAATTCCATCAAATGCTGTTGACCTTGTTATAGATGGTTTAGTACGTTATCCAGGACCTGGAGCACAGTTGAGGATAGCTGGAATTTTAGACGAAGATGAAGATCCAGAAGATGAAATTCTAAGGATTCTAACTTTAGTAACAATTACACCTCTTGGCTCTGACGGAACCCTAGCAGGTACATTTAGAGCTCAAATTAGGGTAAGTCCAAAAATTCAAAATAAAGACTTTTTAACTCATGGTAGGTCTGTAGAAATAAGAGAAAGATATTCGCAGTGTAGAGTGACCGGACATGATTTCCTAGATATAGGAACTGGTAATTTCGAACAGACAAATTATCCTGAACTATACGCCGGTGGCGCTTTCTTTATAGCAAAGCCAGAGCAAGAAGTTATAGAATTAGGTGGAGGTAGAGTTTTTTATGTTAGTACCGACCAAGACGGTAATTTTAGAACTGGCGAATTATTTGCGGTAGAGCAAGCTACAGGTATTGTAACAATCAGTGCTGATTTCTTTTCATTAGATGGATTATCTGAATTAAGCTTAGGCGGCGTAAGACTAGGAGGATCAGGAACTGTAATTAGAGAATTTTCAACTGATCCAGTATTCTTTGCAGATTCTGACAACGTTGTTCCTACTCAAAGGGCTATCATACAGTTTATCCAAGAAAGGATTAGTGCAGGAGGCGGAGAAGTTTTAACTAACGAACTTATAGCAGGCCAAGTACGTGTTGGAACAACTGAAAATATAATTAGTACTACAACAGGTTTCAAAGTGAATTTTGATAAAAGAATGGATTTTTATGGTGTATCTAATAAAGGTGTTAAAGGAACACCGTTAGCATTATCATATTACTTGAGAAATTTTGATACCTAACAATTAAGCTAAATATAAGTAATATTGGAGATTTTTAATGGCAGAGTTTAAACTTGGTAGAATTAGGTTTGTATGGAAAAATACATGGACTACTGGCACAACTTATTATAGAGATGATGTTGTTCAAATCGGAGGTAGATTATATATTTGTGTTTTAGGACACACAAGTTTACCGTCATTTTATGACGATTTAGACAGTGCTCCTCCAAAGTGGCAACTGATGGCTGACGGGCAAACCTGGAAAGGTGAATGGCAAAATTCTACTTATTATGTTTACAACGATATAGTTAAATTTGGTGCTGGTTTGTACATTTGTAAAATAGTACATACATCTACTAGCGACTTAGAACAAAATTTAGGTGACGAAATACAAAATTGGGATGTATTTGCTACAGGATTAGAGTGGAAAGGTAATTGGGATATCAATACCACATACAGACCAAATGAAATTGTAAAATATGGTAGCGGGACTTGGGTATGTAACACTGAACATTTATCTGCAGCAAGTAATGCTTCTGGTTTAGAAAATGATCTATCAAAATGGGATAGATTTACTTCAGGTATAGACTGGAAAGGATTATGGACGCCGTCTACTAGATACAAAGTCAATGATGTAGTAAAATACGGAGCTGGATTATATCTATGTAATGAATATCATACATCAGCTACTGAATTTGGAAGCGATAATTTTAAATGGGACACATTTGTAGAAGGAGTAAGCTTCGAAGACGAGTGGGATTCAACAACTACATATCAAGCAGGCGATATTGTGGTTTGGGGCGGTTATCAATACATAGCTCTTATTCAAAATATTAATACACAGCCAACAAGCTCTGCTGTAACCTGGAAAGTTTTTGCAAAAGGTTTTGCATTTAGTGGAGAATGGGGTGCATTAGACAGTGCTCAAGAATATAGAACTGGAAATGTTGTAACTGTAGGAAGTTCTGTTTATGTTGCTACTGCTGATAACAGTGCTATTGAACCTGGGGAAGTTACAGGTTGGGAGAACTATTGGGACTTAATGTCAACAGGTCTACGCTGGAGAGGACAATGGGTAGATGATGGATATTATGTTGTAGGTGATGTTGTTAGATATGATAAATCGTCATATGTGTGTATAGAATCTCACGTAAGTGATGATGATGATTTTTCAACAGAAACAAAAACACCTCCAGGAGGAGGAGCAGAAAATAGTAGACCAGATTTAGATATAACTGGTAGATACTGGAATGTACTTGCAATAGGTTCAGAAACAGATGCACTAGAACAGTTGGGAGATTTAGTATATTACGGTGGTGCTGGTCCTACACGTCTTCCTATAGGAAAAGAAGGTCAAGTTTTAAGAGTATCTGCAGATGCTACACCTGAATGGACATTTTTTGGACAAAATCCAGATGTTTATTATGTGTCAACTACAGGTGTTGATCAACCTGCGCCTATTAGAGGGACAACGATAGAATCTCCTTGGGCAAGTATAAGATATGCTGCCCAACAAATTTTAGACGGAACAAAATATCCTGCTGCAAGACAGATATTAGACCTAAATAGAATTTACATACAAAGAGAAACTGTAGAGTGGACAGATTATCAAATTACACAAGGTAATACACCTTTTACGGCGAATTTTAATTATAATAGAGAAAAATGTGAAAGAGATATTGGTTTTATAGTTGATGCAATTATTCATGATTTAACACATGGCGGAAATGTAAAAGTAAGAGACGTTGGACTAAGTTATATAAGGCAAAGAGGCAATTTTTATCTTTTAAATCAAGCTGCTGAAACAAATGCAAGCATTAATTTTGCACTAGCATTAATGGAAAATGTTGTTAATCAAACCGATCCTTTAGAAATAGAAACATCAGGAACAAATAGTTGGCAAGTTTTCAATGGAGATAATTCTACAGCAGTTGTTCCACAATATAAAAACATAAACTTAGATGTAGAACAGGTATATCCGAGAATAACTGAATTAACAAATATAATTACAACTGCGATAGCAGCAGGTGATGAAACCGGAATTCCAACTAGGATAGAGACTAATACATTGATTAGAGTAGCTACCGGAAAATATTATGAAGTTTTACCTATAATTGTTCCGGCTCAGTGTTGTGTTATGGGAGACGAATTAAGGTCAGTTACTGTGTATCCAAGGAAAGTTGAAAATGGATTAACGCCGGTAACTGATATAAAATATACATATGCTGCTTTAGATCATTTAGAAAATATTTTAGGAGATATTAGTCAAGGGATAACAGTTAATGCAGAATTAGGAAATAATGAATCTCAATTAATAGATTGGCCAATAGGTAGTCCTAGTACAGCTTTAGCAACTACAAAACTAGCAAGAGTAATTAAAAGATTTATTGATCACGGAATTGGAAGAAAAACTGAGGCAGTTTTTCCTGCTACATATTTGCTAGCTGAGCCTGTTTATGGATACGCAAAAGAAAATCTTTTCTTAAATAGAGATTTCATTAAAAGAGAAATTAGAGGTTTTATAGATGCTCAATATCCTGGATTAGCCTATAGCAGAACAAAGTGTTTACAAGATGTTGGTTACGTAATTGATGCAGTTTGCTATGATTTAGTTTACGGTGGAAATTGGCAAACGATAAATGCAGCCTTAGCATATTATGGCGGAGTAACAGGTAATGCTTTGCAAATTAATACAAGTGAGTTGACTGCTACATTAGATGCCTACAGCTATTTACAATCAGTTTTACAAAATGTAGCTATAAACAATACAATTATAAATCCGTATCAAACTGAAATATCACAAATTATTACTATAAATTCAGCTAATGGTACTGTAAGTAATACAATTTTTACATTGATGAATACTTTCATTACTATTGTTACTGACAAAAATAATTTACCTGCTATCACTTATCCAGATTATAGTGCTGCAGCATCCGCATTACAAACAGATGCTTATAATTTAGAAAGCAATTATATTAGTATCCAAGAACAAACTATTGATTTTATAATCAGTAAATTTGGAAGTTTTACATATAGAGGAGAATATTGTAGAAGAGATTTAGGATATATACATGAGGCATTCATGTTAGACTCATCTCTTCAAACAAATTTTTGGGGTATATACACTGGATATGCATACAACAGAGCACAATCAAGTGTTGTAAAGCAAGAACAAGCCCAACAGGAACTATTTGGCGTAGGAGTAATTGCTAGTGAAATAAATGCAGATTATGTGGCCCAAAACAATCCAGATTCATACGGAGCAACCGTTCTAGTTACTGCTAGTCAAAATAATTTAACTACTATATTTAATAATGGCGATGCTAGTGCTCCTGCTGTATCCTATTATAGCATTCCAGGCGGAGTAACAACCCGAGAATACGCTAGACTTCAAATTATAAATAATCGAGATTATATTGTAGATTTTACTGCAAATGCAAACTCGTATTGGCAACAACTAAGTACTGCATTACAAACAAAATGTAAACAAGATTTAGCAAGAACATTAGAATCTTGGGCATTTGACATAAATTATGATCAAACACCAGACGGAGGCGGATGTAATATTGCAACTTTAAATGTTGTTAGAGCATTATATAACAATATAACTGGTGAATCAGTATACGGCACATCAGCAGAACGAGCAGCAAGTGTACAATTATATACAAGTTTAGCTACAAATGTCAAACAAGCTTTCCAAAATACACTAGGCGGTGGAAATCAACCTTACACTGGTTCAGTTGCAGGCGCAACAGAAGATAGTAAAATTGATGTACTACGAGCTATAATTACTGACTCTATAACTGCAAATGATCCGACAACAGTTCCTGCAGCACTACAACCAGACACTAATTGGTTGAGTACCGATCTTGTAACAGCAGTAAATACCATTAATGGTACACTAAAAACTGCTCATATCAACACTGCTTTACAAGATATTACAACTGTATACAGTGGATTTGATTTTAACCATGCAAAATGTTCAAGAGACATAGGTTTGATATTAGATGCTGCTATATATGATTGGTGTTTAGATACAAATTTTGCTTCAATAGTTGCAGCTTACAGTTATGCAAGACTACCTTCAGCAAAAGTATCCGGATATCAAAAAGAAGCTACTATTGCTGCAAATGAATATGTTAGAATTTTGGCAAAAAACATAGTTTCTGAACAAGCAGCGAAAGATCAAATAGATTACACTATAGACTTTGTTAATGATATAATTTTTGGTTTTAACCCAGAAGGAAACAACCGACAAACTGCTGAAAAAGATTTGTATGCAAATAGTAGGATATTAGATTTAAATAAAGAATTTATTGTTGCAGACGTTTTAAACAAAGTTGATAATTATCATGCAGATGTAATTACTGACATAACCGCATCAGACAACACAATGACATTAGCTACTACGCAATGGTTAGAAGTAGGAATGGAAGTTATTATAACTAATACTGATGAATTTGTGTTTCCAGACACATTTACCTTTGATTTTTCAGCTACATACACTATTGGTAGAATTGTAAGTGCAACTAAAATTAGGCTTATTGATCCTACTAATAGTCCTGTAGAATTTGCTAATGATTACACAGGTTTAAATTTAGCGATCCGAACTGCTTACGAATACAACAGAACACTATGTACAAGAGATTTAAAAAGTATAATCCATGGCATGAGATGGGATTTAGTGTATCCGCAACAATGGGAGAGAAGATTTGCTACAAACAGTGTTTTACGTCAGTACGATTTTACATTTAATTTACCTGCATACTACAAATCAAAATTAAGTGCAAGATATTATGTGAACAGTGTGTTAGGTTCTAAAGAAGAAGATATGTACTATCTAAGGAATGCAACCGGATTACGCTTACAGACTGTAGACGGATTAGACGGAGATCTTGATGCTGGAAATTTATTAGGAACACAGAGACCAACAGCAGGAGCTTATGCATCTTTAGACCCAGGTTGGGGACCAGATGACGAATCTGTATGGATAACAACTAGATCACCGTATGTGCAAAATTTAACAACATTTGGACATGCTGCAATAGGACAAAAGATAGATGGTGCATTACATAACGGCGGTAATGATTCAATCGTTTCAAATGATTTTACCCAGGTTATTAGTGACGGTATTGGAGCTTGGATAACAAATAATGGTAGGGCAGAGCTTGTATCTGTGTTTACATACTATTCACACATAGGATACTTGGCAGAAAACGGTGGCAGAATTAGAGCTACTAATGGTAACAACAGTTATGGCAAGTTTGGATCTGTTGCAGAAGGTGTAGACCCTGATGAAACACCCGTAACTGCTGTAGTTGACAATAGATTTCAATTTAACGCTGACATTTCAAATGTCAACGTAACAGGTGACGAAATAATTAATGTAGAATTTTCACATGCAGGAGAAGCTTATACAGAAGCTGTGATAAATGTTTTTGGTGCAGGCATAAATGCATCTACATATACAGATGAATTTAGAGACAGGGCTGTCAATAGGGTAGAGATTACTGATTTAACAGGTGACGAAGAACAATTTGGCGGTAGTGGTTACTTAATTGTTTCAAATACCGCTCAAACTGGAACATTAACAAGTTTAACGCTAGCAGCGACAGACGGTAATCCTGATACAGCATATTCCGGCAAACAAATGAGAATTTTTATTACTGGAGGAACAGGTGTAGGCCAATATGCTATCATTGATACATATAATTCGGGAAGCAAAACTGCAACTGTGGTTAAAAATGATGAAACAACACCTGGTTGGGAACATTTAAATCCAGGTACACCTATTGCCGCACCTAATGCAAGTTCGGTATATCAGATTGAACCTAAAATAACAATTTCAGCACCTCCGTTTAGTACAACTGCAACAGCTTTAAGCGCATCGCAGGATACAACAGACATTACATGGTGTTACACGAGCATAGAATATGTAAACCCAACCCAAGGATTAGTTGTTTCAGACATAGGAGCAGGAGCAACTTTTACAGTTAACAGGGTAGGTAGTAAGTATATAGTCGCAGTAACTAATGGTGGTGCAAACTATGTAACAGGTGACAGTATAACTATCCCAGGGGATCAATTAGGCGGAATGACACCACTGAATGATTTAGAAATAATTGCTTCTGCATGTGATAGCACTACTGGTGCAATTTTAGAATTTGATCAAGAAGGGTTTGGTTGCAGCGGAGATTTTATCGCAGTCGGTAACTCAAGCACAAGCATAGAAAAAAGCACAGACGGTACAACATGGACAAATTTATCTGTTGGAGGAAGTGGACAATCAGGACCAGCAAAAATTGCGAATGCTATTTTATATGACGGATCTAGCGATATTGCAGTAAGTTCAACTGTGATTGTAACTCAGAGCACATCTCAAAATCAAGTATTCCAATCATATGATAATGTTAATTGGGGTGCTGTAGCATTACCAAATGCTTACGATAGCGAACCATACATTACATACGGTCAAGGCAAGTTTTACTTAATGTTTAAAGGATCAAGAGATGTTTTAGTCTCAGACGACGAAGGTAATACTTGGACCCAATATGCAAATGCTTTGCCTGATCAGACCGGTTGGGTAGGAATTACGTTTGGAGCCAATCGCTTAGTAGTTGCTTTAGACGACAGTAATACAATTGCATATGCAGAATATCAAAATCCAAGTTTATGGACAAAAGTCTTACTTACAGATGAATTATTAGCTCCAATTGTAAGGAATTGGAGTGCTATTACATTTGGCGCAAACAGATTTGCAGTTGTATCGCAAGATCAAAATGATCTAATTTATTCATTAGATAGAGGAGAAAGTTGGACGCTTGTAGATTTGCCAGCAGATGGTTCTACTTTAGGAGTTTCTAAGGACATAAAATATGCCCAAGGACAATTTGTTGTAATAGATAACTTGCAAGGCGAAAATATTAGAACTTCTATAGATTGTGCAAATTGGGAATTACGTTCAGTTGTTGCACAAGCAGGCAATAATGGATATAATGCTTTAGGTTTTGGTAATCCAGATTTAGAGCCTGTGTGGATATTAAAAGGATCAGATGTACAAACTCATGTAGTTAGGATGACATTAGGCATGCAAGCATTTGCTCGCCCTAGTATTGCAAATGAAAAAATATTTGCAATAAGAATAGTAGAACCTGGAAGTGGGTACACAAGCGTACCGACTTTAACCGTAACAGATCCTAACAATATCTATGACGTAACTTATACCGTTAAAACAGGTAGCGGAGTTTTAGCTAATCCAACATTCACAAACAGAGGTATAGGGTATGAAGCAGCTAGTGGAAATATCAGCGCAACTGAATCAAATGGATATGCAGAATTTGATCAAAGTGGAATTTTTGTTGCTGTTAGAAGAATGTCTGATGTGCCAGTAGCAGGTTCAAACGTAGTGTTTGATCATTTACCAAATGATGTGTTTAAATTAGTAAATGTTGTAACATTCCTAGGAGCAAATGATGGAGGTTATACTGGATTTTTAAACTTATCACCAGGAATGCCTAGTACTAGTCCTCCCCCAGATAAAACCGCTTTGAATATGAGAATAAGATATTCACAGGTGCGTCTAACAGGACATGACTTCTTAGATATAGGAACTGGTAATTTTGCGAGTACAAATTATCCAGGAGTACCTTTCCAAGATCCAAATCAACAATACGAAACTGTTGAATCTGCTGGCGGTAGAGTATTTTTTACTGCCACTGATCAAGATGGAAACTTTAGGGTAGGTAATCTATTTAATGTAGAACAATCAACAGGTATTGCTACTCTAAATGCAGACGCATTTAATATTGCAGGATTACAAGAATTAAGTTTAGGTGAAGTTACTCTCGGTGGAAGTTCTGCAACAGTAAGTGAATTTTCAACAGATCCGTTTATGACTGCAGATAGTGATTCAGTGATACCAACGCAAAGAGCAATAAAAGCTTATATCGAAGCTCAAATTGGTGGAGGTGGTGCTTCACTTAATGTTAACTCGTTAACTGCAGGTGACATATTTATAAGTACAAATTTAATTTCAACAGTAACTGGTGCAAGTATACAATTTAACGCAACTGCAAACTTCCTTGGAGGTGTGACAGGTATACCATTAGCGCTCAATTACTTTTTAAGATAAATACATTGGAGAAATATTAATGGCAACAGGAATTTTAGGAAATGCAGAGTTAACTGCAGGTGTAGACACATCATTGTATGTTGTACCAGAAACAACATTTTCAGTTATAACTGTAAACTTATGTAACAGAGGATCTGCAAGTGTGTTTTGTAACATTGCAATTTCAGATACAGCAAGTCCTACGACTGCTGAATACTTAGAATTTAATGTAGAATTATTACCATCAGGTAGCATAGAAAGAACAGGAATTGTAGTTAATGCAGACAAACAAATTATTGTTAGAGCAGATGCAGCAAATGTTACAGCATTTGTTTATGGAATAGAGACAACAACGCTATAAAAAGGAAGATTAATGAGAAGAATTACAGTTGGAAAATATCCTATTAACAACTCACTAGTTCATATGTCGCAAAGGATAATGAGCGTTCCAGATTCTCCAACTAAAATTGAGTTTACATCACTTGGATTAGTAGTAGGTGATTCAGCAGGGACTGTGTCAACAGACTCGGAATTTAATATTAATGATAATTTGGCATTAAAATTTAATGCAACTAGTGGCGGTTTTACAGCATTCCAACCAAGTGAGACTGCACAAGATACAACATATATTTTACCGCCACAAGATGGTACAGACACGCAAGCAATAGTTACTGATGGTTCTACAAATTTAAGATGGGAAAGCGTTAAATATCTTTATTCAGTTAAAGTGGGTGGATTTACTGCAGAATCCTGGCAAGCATATTTTGTAAATACAACGGCAGGATTTATTGCTGCAACACTTCCATTAAGTCCTGCAATGGGAGACACTATAAGATTTTTTGATGTAGCTGGTACTTTTGATACAAATCCTTTAGTTTTAGTGCGGAACGGAGAAGTTATAATGGGAGACAATGCAGACATGCAAGTAGATACTGTAAATGCAGCATTTGACATTGTTTACAGCAATTCTACCTACGGCTGGAGGATTATAACAGTATAATGGCAACTTACGAGAGCTATAAAAAAATTAAAACCGAACAATTTATAGACGGAACTGTTACAAATGAAAAATTAGGACCTGATGCTAGACACAGATATTGTGTAAAATGGGTTACAGGAAATCATTGTAGATGCAGTCCTGGATGCTGCTGTTTATGGACTGTTCCTGGCTGTACCCGTCGTGTTTACTGGGAAATGTGGGGAGCAGGTGGAAACGGAACTGGTGCCTGTAGTTGTGATAGATGTCATCATTATCACGGAGCCGGTGGTGGATATTTTAACACAAAAATGATAGACACAGTGCCAGGATGCCAATACACTGTATGCGCAGGCGGTGTTTACAGATGTCTTAGCAGAGAATGTACAGGACTTGCTAACGGATGCACAACTTATGTAAACGGTTACAATCTTAGTAATTTTTGTGCTATAGGAGGTCACTATGCAATAGCTAACACAGATTGGACAAATTATTGTCTTAGCTGCTGGAGCTGTTGTTTGAGTCCGGGAAATAATGGAGGTGATTTTGGATTTGGAAATCATGTAGGTATGTTTGGCGGAATTTTTAATTGTCATTGCCATCATCAATATACTAGACCAACCCCGGCACCGTTCTTAGGAGGTACAGTTGCACACGCCCTTGCAGTGTGTTGGATTAGATGCGGTTGTTGGATCGCACCTCCAGGACATGGAGGTCAGAATGCTCAATCAACATACTGTGGTTCTAGTTGTTGTGGTCAAGGCGGAACAGGTGGGCCAGGAGCAGTAAAAATTACTTTTACATGAGGATATTATGGCAACATATGCAAGTTATAAAAAAGTAAATGGTGATCAATTTTACGATGAAACTATAGCAGATAATAAATTTAATGACACTACATTACACACATTTGGTGTAAAATGGTTTTATGGTTTATTAGGTTTTTGTTCTCCAGGTTGCTGCTGTTTATGGACTGTACCTACACAGGTACAAAGATTACAGTGGGAATTATGGGGTGCAGGTGGTAATGGTGCTGGTGCATGCAGTTGTAATAGATGTCATCATTTCCAGGCTGCAATGGGAGGTACATACTCTGCAAAAACAATTAGCACAGTACAAGGGTGTCAATACTCAGTATGTGCTGCTGGAGTATATCGCTGTCTTAGTAGAGAATGCGAAGCATACTACAACGGATGCACAACTTATGTAAACGGATACAACCTTAGTAATTTTTGTGCTTGCGGCGGTGATAGAGCAAGGGCTAACACAGCGTGGAATGCTGGATGTTTTGGAGTAAATAATTATTGTTTTGGACCAACTCATAATGGTAATGACATGACCATAGCTACACACCGACCAGGCTGGTCTACTGCAAGCGATTATTGTCATTGTCATCCACAAGAAATACATCAAGGCCAAGCTCCAAAAATTGGTGGTTATTCTTCTGGAGGAGTAAGACAATGCTGGATTAGATGTGGTTATTTTGCAGTACCATATGGAACTGGTGGTCAGCGTGCCTTGAATACTTTTTGCGGCAGTAGTTGTTGTGGGCAAGGCGGCACTGGCGGTGGTGGATTAGTAAAAGTAATGTACATTTAGGATATATATTATGGCATCATACAGGAGTTACAAACGTTTACATGGTGATCAAGTTTTAGATAAATCTATTGATACATCACACTTATCAAGTGGAGTTAGATCTACATACTCAACAAAATGGTTTTATGGAACTCCGGATAGGTGTAGTCCGGGCTGTTGTTGTCTATGGACAGTTCCAGGCAGTGTTTGTCAATTAAATTGGGAGTTGTGGGGAGCAGGAGGCAACGGTAACGGAGCCTGTAGTTGTGATAGATGTCATCATACAAAGCCATCTGGTGGTGGATCATATGTGAGCAAGAGTATTAGGTCAACTCCAGGTTGTACATACACAGTTTGTGCTGCAGGAGTTTATCGCTGTCTTAGTAGAGAATGCACAGCCTGTAATGGGTGTACAAGTTATGTAAATGGATATAATTTAAGTAATTTGTGTGCATGTGGAGGAGGACAAGGATATGCAAATACAGATTGGACAGATGGGTGTTTTTCGACCATGCCTTATTGTATTAGACCTGGGTGTGTAGGAACTAGTGCAGATGGTGATTGGGCAATGTACACACATGAAGGTAATTTTCAAGGACAAGCTGCTTTTCAGTATCCTGGCGGTACTTGTCATTGCTGGAAACATATTGGACATAGCACAGGTGCACCGAATTTAAGTAATGGATTGTACGAACAAAATTCAAATTACTGTTGGATAAGATGTGGTTGTTGGACTGTTCCTTATGGAGCTGGTGGACAAAGTGCAACTTCAAACTATTGTGGCCGTTGTTGTGGTCAAGGTGGCACCGGCGGTGGCGGTTTAGTTAAAGTAACATATTTTTAATGGAGAAAATTTTATGGCAATGGTTGAACTAGATTGGGAATTAGCATTACCAAATGAATATTGTATTGATCATTCTTTTAGCCAAGGTAAAACAAGAACATGTACCTATGATGGACCTGATAAATTGTTCTTAATAATAGATAATGATACAGGAAAACAAGGAGCAGGACCATTAACCCAGTTAGAGAAAAATGACGGAAGACCGTTACCTCTAAATTGTAGATATGTAGAAGTAGATTGCATAGCTAATCCAATGATAGGACAATTAATGGGACCTGTTATTGATGAAGCTGAGGAAGATTATACAAGTGAAGTTATACCTCCTGGAGTGGTTGAAGTGCCTGGGTACCGTACTTTTACATATCAAACTCCATTGGTAGCTAGAGATATATGGGATCCACAGACTCTGCATGTAGACGAAAACGATAATGTTACATTCCAAGTAAGATCAACAGATTGGGCAATCTTTGGAACTGAGCTTGATAGAGAACTAACATGGGACGATCTTAGAGCTAAACGAGCAAGTTTATTAAAAAATAGTGATGCTGAAGTAACTGATGATATGCCGCAGAGCTTAAAAGACAAATTTACAGTTTATCGTCAGCGATTGAGAGACTGGCCAAATGTAATGCAAGCAGCCGGTATACCTGTAAAATTTGCTTATAAAATGGAACCAATTGATCCAGCATCTGAAATACCACCGGATGGTGAAGGACCAATAATTCTATAATAGTTGCTATCAAATTACAAAATTATAAATAATTTTTAATTATAAGAGGTAATTTGAGTAAATCTACAGCATTTTTTATCAACGGAGGAGCAGGAAGGACCTTAGCAAGTATTCCTGCTTTTGAAAATTATTATAAAGACAATCCTGAAGACAATTTTATCATAGTTTGTGAATCTGGCACTGATTTTTTTAAAGGTCATCCTATCCTACACAACAAAGCTTACGATGTATGGCACAAAGGACTTTTTGAAAATTTTATTAAAGATCGCATTTGTGTGAGCCCAGAGCCATATAGAGTTTGGGAATATTACAACCAAAAATGTAATATTGCACAAGCATTTGACATAGAAATCAACAAAAAAGGGCTACGAGACTTACATGTACCTAAAATTTATTTTAACAAGCAGGAAATAACATCTGCAGCAAGTGTAATTGACGAAGTGAAAGAAGTTACAGGTTTTGATAAAGTGTTAGTCGTTCAACCATTTGGGAGGTCAGTTGAAACAGTAGGAAAAGATTACATAATAGATTCAACTAGTAGAAGTTTTCAATTAGATAATATTGTTGATATAATTAATCAACTTAGGAAAGAATATGCTGTTATTATAATGTCAGAAATTCCTATCTCTTTTAATCAAGACATAGAACAAAAATATCCAGTTGCAAAACCTCAAATACCAGATATTAGAATTTGGGCAGCTATCCTTGAAATTGCTGATCACTTCCTAGGCTGTGATAGCCTAGGACAGCATATAGTAAAATCATTAGGTAAAACGGCAACAGTTGTACTTGGATCTACGTATCCTATTAACATAAGTTATCCAAACGACAAAAATTTTGATATTATAGACGTAGGACAAGATAAACGCAAATATTCTCCAATTCGAATTTCAATCGATGAAGAAATTGAAAGATTTAATGACGAATCAATGGAGCTATCTAAAAAACAAATAGAGGATATTTTGTCAAGTGTAAGGAAAAGACTAGGAAAAAGTTCAAAAAAACCAGAAATAACTCAAAAAAAAGATTTGCCAAAACTTACATTTAAAGGTAGATAAATGTGGATAGCAGGAATAACAAGAGGTCATAACGGCGGTGTATGTCTAATGCACAATGGACAAATTGTATTTGCAATTGAAGAAGAAAGATTATCTCGCCAAAAATACGACGGCGGTCCTTTTGCTGCAATGACCAAAATATTAGATTATACTGATCATTTAGATTTTTTAGTAATAGCTCACACCCAACCTCTTTCAGAAACTGCCGGTATGGTTGACTATACCGGAGATGATGTGTACACAGGGTTAGCTAGAAAACTTAGATTAATAGAAACCTATCCAGAAAGTAGACCGCATCCACAAGTAATAGATTTAAGCAACATGCATCATAAATTGCATGCTGCTTGTGCTTTCTATAGATCAGGATTTGAATCTGCAACTGCTGTAATAGTTGACGGTGCAGGAACATTCCTAGAAGCTGATTTAGGCACAGGTAGGTCTGAATTATTATTTGAATTGGAAACTATCTTTTCATGTGAATATCCAAATAATTTTAAAACTTTATGGAAGCATGTAGGCGGAAATGGTCCTTTTGTAACACGATATATAGAGGATATGTCCAGTGCAAAATTCCAAGAAGAAGGTAATCACATTTGCATTATAGAATCTGCTTGCGGCTTAGTAAAAATGTATGAAGCAGTAACTAATTATTGTGGATTCCAAGCAATTGAAGCTGGAAAAACAATGGGCTTGTCTTCTTATGGAGCTGAAAATCCTAATATTCCTAGTTTTTTTACTGTAAACGATTTGTATCCAACTGCTAATAAAGATTTATTTATACCTACTTATCCTAACAGTGCTTTAATTAACACACAACCGTACTCTTTTTTATATGATGAAAATTATATCGAATTACACGAATTAACAAAGTTACAAAATAGAAAAGATTTAGCATTTGCAGTTCAAAAAGAAACACAACAAAAAGTTTTAGAATTAATCCTATATGCAGTTGAATTAACTGGAAACAAAAATGTTGTATTAAGTGGCGGTTATGGATTAAATTGTGTTGCAAATTATTATTATTTAGATAAGTTGAAAAAACATGATATTTCTTTGTTTGTAGAACCTATATCAAGCGATGCAGGAACAGCTATTGGTGCAGCAGCTTTTATACATTATCTTAAAACTAATTCAAATAACAAAACAGTAAGTAACAATTTATATCTCGGGTTGCCCACTAATTATACACAAGATAATATTGCAAAACTTGCAAAAAAATATAGTGCAAAAATAAGTGATTGCAACGAATTAGAAATTGTAAATTTACTAATACAAAAAAATATTGTTGCTATTTTCCAGGGTAGGAGTGAAAACGGTCCAAGAGCACTTGGAAATAGATCTTTACTTTTTGATCCTAGATTTAAAGATGGTAAAGATTTTGTTAATAAAGTCAAAAAAAGAGAATATTTTAGACCATTTGCTGGAACAGTCCTTAAAGAACACGCCTCTAATTGGTTTGATATGAAAAGTTTATCAGAAAGTCCGCACATGATGTTTGCGGTAGATGTTTTAGATCATGCAAAAGATCAAATTCCTTCTATAGTACATGTAGATAATACCTGTAGGATACAAACTGTTACAGAAGATCAAAATCCTCATTACTATTCTTTAATAAAATGTTTTTATAATGAAACAAAAGTGCCAATATTATTTAACACAAGTTTTAACTTAGCAGGCGAACCATTAGTTGAAACTTTAGACGATGCATTAGCTACATTGTCTAAGAGTGATATAGAATACTTATATTTGCCAGAATATGAAAAATTAATTACTGTAAAAAATGATAATTAACAATCAAGAAATGATAAATTTATATGATTATGATTTATCACAAGATCAAATTATTATTATAGATGATCTATTTCCTAATTATTTTATAAATCATGTGCATGATTTAGTATTTAATTCTTACAGTTGGTTTTATGGTCATACTAGCAACTATCCAATAGATAAAAATTATGATATAGGAGCTGACGAATCGTGGCTAGAAGTTGCATGTTTGAAACAGCAAATTTATCCTCCAATTAGTGCAATTGCGAATGATTCTTGTTTTCAAATGATTTACAATGCAATTACACATTTAATTCCTTTTGAGTTAGAGTTAGGTGAAATATTAATTAATGGGCAACAATACATACACAACACTGTTCCGCACACAGATTGTTCATGTGATAATGGAATAAGCTGGATATATTATGTAAATAAAAATTGGAATACCCATTGGGGAGGAGAAACACTTATAAAAATAGATAATACTTGGCAAAAAATCACACCAGTTCCAGGTAGAATTTTTTTATTTAAAGGTAATATTCCACATCACGGATTACCACCAAATGAAAACTATAAAGGTTTGCGAGCAACACTGGTATTCAAAACCATGCGGAAAATTCCGCTACCTTCTCCTAAATAATATCATGGTACATAATATTTTTCCAATACCTATTTTTATAGACGAAATAGATTTGGAAAAAATTCAAATAGATGAACAAGAATTTTCAAAGATATGGTTAAGTGAAACTCCTACTACTTTTACTGAAAAACACAATATTACAAATGAAACTTTTGAATATCTTATAGAAATTTTTGTCAAAAATTTAGGTGAAAAATTTATAGGACAGAATCCAAGTTTTGGGCAAATATGGAGGAATAAGTATGATGAGAATGACTGGCAAGATATACATATTCATCCAAAAGCAGCTTGGAGTTTTATAATATACGAAACTGTAGATGTGTCTAATACAGTTTTTATGAATCCCTGTTATAAAGATATACAAAATCATATAGGAACAAACTGTTTAGAATTTCCATTAGATTTTAGACCTAATTTGCCGGCAGGATCAATTATAATTTTTCCAAGTTTTTTAGAACACTATGTAAAACCTGGTGGTAAAGGAACTACAATATCTGGTAATGTTTACATGGATTATAATTAATGGAATTAAGTATTGCTGTTATAGATAATTTTTTGCCAAAACCAGAACTAGTAAGACAACAGGCCTTAAACTTGGATTTTTTTGTAGAAGGATCATTTCCGGGTAAAAGAAGTTTAGCAGCTGATTACCAGTATAGAGAGTTTATAAAACTTAAGATAGAAAATAATTTAAGAATTAATATTATAGAATGGGTTATGGATAGTTTTTGTTTCCAGTTATGTCTAGAAGGAAGTAAAAGTTGGATACATTCAGATAACTGCGATTATGCAGGTGTGTTGTATCTTACACCTAATGCACCTGTTGAAAGCGGAACTAATTTCTTTGAGAATAATAATTTAATCGATTCTATAGGTAATAAATTTAACCGTGCTATTTTTTACAAAGCAAATCAACTGCATTCGAGTAATTTGTCCGGTTTTGGCGATTCTGCAAATACTGGTAGATTAACACAAGTATTCTTTTTTAATGTAAAATAATGCATTCATTTTTTCCATCTTATTTTTTTGAAAAACAAATAGAAAATCATGAAGAAATTTTAGAAATATGGAAACCTTATATCAATGATCAAACATATTTTGATGCGAGTTGGTCTTACGGCACAAGCAAGACTTCTATAAGAAATAAAAAAAATGATTTACTACCATGGAACATATGGTTTGAGTCTATAAATCCTGTATTGCATGATTTTCTAAATCAATTAGAGCCTATTACAAATTTTGAAATAATTTGTGATGAATTTTGGGCAAATATCTATAACAAAGATGAATTTCAAGAACCTCATGATCATACTTTTCCAGGTAGGAGCCTAAGTTTAATATATTTTTTACAGTGTAAAGAAGGTGTAAGCGAATTAGTATTCGAATGTCCTAATTTTAATTTAATTAAGGCTAGCGGGTTAAATAGGATATTCAAACGGTGGGAATATCATCATATAACACCTTATCAAACACAAGGTTTACTACTTGTTTTTCCAAGTTGGATTAACCATTATGTACTACCTGTTAAAAATGTTCCAAGAATTACTTTATCAGCTAATCTTACAATCAAAGAAAAAAAAATAAATGGAAAACAAAATATTTTATGAATTTTATAATTCTTGGATTTTAGAAAGTAAATGGGTTGATTATGAAAAATATTTAAATTTATTTAATAGTAATGAACCAAATAAAGTTACGCCAAGTGTAAGCACAACTGTAAATGGATATCAAATAGGACAAGAATTATCTAATATATCAGAATTAACAAATATTATTAAAAAAGAAGTAAACAATATTTTAACAATAAAAAAATATAGTTACTTAATAAATAATCCTATTATGGCTTGGAGTATAGAATATTATGTTAATGGTTGGAAAGGAATTCACAATCATAATAAAGGTTTAACTGGAGTAACAACAGTTTTATACTTTGATAAAACTGTACAAAAAGGTAATAATGAAGGAAGTTTTTTTGCATTTTGTTATAATAACGTAGGAGATATAGAAGTTAAGTATTGGACACCTTTTCCAGGATTATTATTAGTAATGGATTCTAAAGTATGGCATGGCGCTTATCCTACATTAAATAATAGAAAAGTTTTAGTTATTGATTTTAGTATAGAACATTTATGAGAACACTGTTTGTTGGTTGCAGTCATACAATGGGTTATAATAATACAAACTTAAATCAACCTGTAAATGTATGGCAAAAAAATAATTATGCAGAAATTTACAGTAAAATACATAATAAAAAATGTGTTATTATGGCAAGTGCAGGCGTAGGTAATAGAGCATACCCTAGGTTCCTAGCGCATGCTTTCAACACATACGACGATATAGATGAAGTTTTTTTACAGAGCACATATTGGGGTAGATTTCCTGTTGTGATAAATCCTGACTTAGATTACAAAAAAATATTTCCAATAGATTTTTTCTTGCAAAAAGATCCAAGCAGTGATCTAATTGATCGTTGGAGTATTTCATTAAGTGTCAAAAACAAGTATTTGGAACATTTTATAAAGGCAGGGCCTGAAGATTGGGCAATGTTTCCATACATACGAGATACCGCACCTTGGATTGCCGAACCTGATCCTAGACGTAGTTCTTATCTTTATTTTCAAATGTGGCATTATCAAAATACCCATTTAGAACAAGAAGATTATATGAAAGATATCGCTGTATGCGATATGATTTGCGCCAATAATAACGTGCCTATGTACGTTTGGAATATTAATAACAAATGTTTTATTCCAAAAGAAACATTAAATTTTTTTACTAAACTATCTAAAACATACATAGCTAAGTTTGATTGTGAAACTTATTTGGAAAGTATCGGATACAAAAATATAAAAAAAGAAAAAGTAGATTATGAACACTACAATTATCGTGCGCATGAGTTGATAGCAGAAAAGTATATACCATATATAAGAGAAATACATGATAGACAATTATGACGGAATAGAAGAATATAAAAATGCATATAGTCAAGAATATTGTGAAGAAATAATTAGACATTTTAATATAATGTCGCAAAATAATATTACAAATAAATTGAATGACATACGACGAAACCAAGATGAACGAATTGTTTTTGATTGGGCTCATACCCAAAATATGTATCATTATGATTACAATTTGTGTGGATATTTTTACGAAAATTTAAATAAAATTTATTTTGACGAGTACATAGAAAAGTATTCTATCCTAAAACAAGCCCAAGATCATTCTGCAAAAGGAATGAGTGTACAAAAAACATTACCACATGAAGGATATCATCCGTGGCACAATGAAATTGAAAATATAGGAAGCAGTGTAAGGGTTGTAAATTATATGTTGTATTTGAACGATGTAGACAAAGGCGGAGAGACTGAATTTTTATACCAAGGAAAAAAAATTAAACCAGAACTAGGAAAATTATTAATATTTCCAACTAATTTTATGTATCCACATAGGGGAAATCCTATTTACACAGGAGAAAAATACATAATAACAGGTTGGTATACTTTTGATAAATAATCTTTATAGAAGGAGAACAAAAAAATGCCATTCGCAGTAAAAAAACCACATCCACAACATCCAAATGTAAAAGTTTGGCATACATGGGATCCAGATTTAGACGGGTATGAGGAAGTTAGAAAATGGGTTACAAGAGCTAACGCAGAAAAATGGGTAGCAGAAAATCATCCTAATAAAAATTGTGAAATTGTAGAAATAGGATACGAAGCAGGTCAAGACGAAAACGAAATTGCACAAAAAGAGATTAAGCAAAACGATCCAAACATTAATGGCGGTGTCTTAACCAATTTTACACCATTAGGCGATATTGAAGATTAACTAGGTAAAAAATGTTTATTGGTTAAGATGATAGAATCTTGATACATTTGAGAATTAAATGCCCATTGATTTAACGAATCCCGTGTAATATCCATGTAACTATGACAGGTAATTCCAATGGTGATTCTATCTGTATCTGATTTATTTTTCGGAACCATATGAAACAATTCACATGGAAATATGTGAAGTTGACCTATTATATTTTCTGCTTTTACAGATTTCGTGTTAAATGGTTTGTAAATCACAGTAGGAGTATTTTTTCCAGCAATAAATATATTTGCTGAAAAGCTCCTGCCCATCCTTCCTAGATGGGTATGCCAATCAATACCTTGATTTTTTCTATAGATGTTTATCCAACTTTGACAAATTATAGGCCATTCTAATTCAATTTTTAATTGGGTTAGGCAATCAGCAAATCTGTCAGCAAAAGCAGGAAAAAAAGAGAAAAAGTTATAGTGTTGATAATTTGCAGTAGTAATACTTTGAATGATATCAGGACTTTTATTGTAATCTTGTAAATTATTCTCTATTAGACTATTTTCTAACTGATAACCCCAAGCTGCTATTTCTTTACATTCGTCTTGAGAAAAAAAAGGAACACTTATAACGTTATCAGCAAAAGACATTACCCTGTCCTTACGATAATATGGATACCATATGGTGTTTGAATAGGCTCGTCTAGTAATATGTCTTTTGGCGCTGCATTTACAGCAAAATAAAGCTCCTCGCATACGCCATCTGTTAAATCAAACCAACCTAAATCACCATCTTTATACCAACTTCGATTACACGCACTATTTTCCTTAACGGCAGTAGCCCATGATATTCCACCAGTTTGTAAGTCATGGATAATACGTTTTGCATCTATGACTGCATATGCTAGATCTCTTGAATGGGTAGATTCAATAGCATCTGCATGACTTAATAAAATATGACTGCATCTAACTCTCGGAAAACTCATTTGTTATTTTCTTTAATTATAGTATCTAATGACATCCTCGTTTTATAAATTTGTTCTCTATGATATGTAAATAAATTTGGTCGTAAATCGCCTACTGTTCTAATTCTGTGCGCTTGATCTAAATCAGCAATATATTCTTTTAATTTTTTTAACAAAAGATCAGCTTTATCTCTAGCTTTATCATTTTTTATTTGTCTAATTTTTATTTTATAAAAATTTAAATCTTGGATTATCCTATTAGTTTTTAGTAGTATAGGTAACATTATTTAATAAATTTTTCTTGTAATAATATGTAAATATCTTCTTCGTTATTACTATCGCTTACTTCGTTGATAGATCCATTGCTTGTAGTGCAACAAATTTGATGCGGTGTGAATGCAGGTATATCAATAGTTCCGCCTTCGTCTAAAGATGTTTCTTTAAAATCTCCGTTTGATAAATCAACAAATCTAACTTTAAATTTACCACTATTTACAAAAAAACTTTTGTTTTTATGCTTATGAAAAATCATATCTGTATTACTAATTTTATCAAAAACAAAAATTTTTCCAGTGTAAGTTTTTTGCATTGCCCAATGTAGTTCATACCCCCATGCAGTTTTTTTAACAGAGTTCGTCATTGTTTTTTTCTAATAATTGTATTAAATTTATTACTGTTTGTAATTTTGCTTGATTAATTTTTGTATTTAATGTGTTTCGTAACCCAGGATGTAAAGGCTTTGGCCACATAGAAAGTTTTACCCAAGCATATCCATCATGTTCTTGATTTAAAATAGGTAAAAATTCATTCTCAACTATACACAAATATGTATGGAACAAAAAATAATCATCATTACTAACAAATGTTTCTAAAGGTATAGATTTAATAATATCAATGCAGCCTATTTCTTCTTTTATTTCTCTAACAAGCCCTGTCCACGGTGTTTCACTAGCCTCATTAGTTCCGCCTGCAAGTCCCCATAAATTACCATTCTTACCTTGTGCTCTATGGAGGAATAAAAATCTTTGGCTATTTTTTGCATATAATAATGCCCCACTACAAACAATTTTCTTCATACAGTAGTTATATCAAAATTGGATACGCCAACTGCCATTTGGATACTCACCTTCGTATGACAATACCCATGCGTTGTTTATAAATTTGTATTGGACATTTGTATTTAGGTTTGTAGTGTAAACAGGATCTCCAACATGCTCACTTGCATCAAAAACAATTACCCATTTGCTTCCGTCCCATTCGACTATATCATTAATATCAGCATAAAAATCTGAATTATCATTATTTTTCCAACCGTTGGGGCCGTCAATATTATTTAAATCTCCTAAAGGACTATCTAAAAGTATTAATCGTAACCCAACAAATTTTAGATTTTCTGGATTTGTTTTTGTAGGATCAATTATAAAATCTATTTTAGTTTTATTACCTGTTGGACCAGATATAATTGAATCTGTTGGCAAAGAATCAATATCCCACACGACAAAAAGTTCTTCTGCATTTTTTGGATTTATCGACACGGTACCGATAATATCATTTTCGTATACAGTTTGATATAACCTAATTTCCGTAATATTATCTACATATTGTTCTGGATAATTTAAAAAATATTCTATCCAACTAAAACTACTATTAGGTTTTGTTTTATCTAATAATTTTATTGTAGTGCCAAGGACAAGTAAATCCAAATTCCCTACAGTAGTTGCTACAACCGAATCAACTAAGTCCTTAGATGCAGTTAGGTCTCCATATTCTACAATTTCATTTCCATTTTCATCTATAACAATTTTATGTACTGCGTCAGACTTAAATCGATTTTCTGAATATGCTAATAATTCAGGCATAGTTAAATTTAAATCTACATTATTTGCACTCTCATTAAATATACTTGTGATTATTTGATGAATTATTCCAAGCTTTTTTACCTTAACAGGCATAGAAATATAGATAGGTGTAGACAATGTTAAAGATGCAATATCTATTTCACTTTCTGTACTAGCGCCTATACTTCTACTGCTAAAGTTTATTTGATCTAAATTTAGAACAGATAAACTTGTCCAATCAATAAAATTATCTGTAGTTTGGATTTCTAAACTAGGATTGAACAGCATTAAAATTTGTTCAAGTATTTGTAATTTTTGATCTGTATTACTAGACCAAATATCTACATTCACAGATAACGTGTAGGGACTTGGCATTAATTTTTCTACAGTATAGCCTTTGCCTTTTTTATTATTGTATTCTTTTGTTATAGAATTGTATTCTCTTTCGACTAAATTTGTTTTTCTAACAAATGTACTGTCACCAGTTCTTTGCCTATCCATTTCTAAGTTCGTTATGTAAACAGACATTTTAGGAACACTTAAAATTTTTAATTCTGAATTATCTTTTAGAATACTTCCTACTTGCCTAGCCAAATCTCCATAAACTACAGGAATTTTCTTTATATTTCCATCTATATCTTTGTGAGAAAAATTACTAAAGACCCTAACAATCTGTGTAATATATCTTCTTATTTGACCATCATAAAAATGTAACATACTTACTATCCTTAGACATTATCAGGTTTTGCACGTAAAGCTTGACTGAGGCTTTGCCGTTCATCAAATGTCTCATCTCCTATTGTTGTCTGATTTGTATTATTCACAAAACTTGTTCTGTGCGTTTGCCTATCATCTGTATTACTTAGTGTCATTCTACTTACATCTTCTATTTTTCTCCACTGGTAACCATCAAATCTAAACAATCGTTGTGGTTTTGTATCTGTACGTAAATAATAATCACCTTCTATACTTCCATCCGGAAATTCAATACCATATCCGAAATATTCTCCATTTGGTGGTATACCATCACCAGTTAAATATCCAATATATCCATTTCTTTCTGGGGTTTGCATTACACGATCAGCTAATTCATTAATTGTGCTTGCATCTAATGTTGTTATGTCAGCAGTAACAATATTTACACTGCCGTCTTCTTTCCTTGCAACAGTAAATAAATGCGATACATCATATCCAGACAATTTAGCATTAACTTCTGCTTGAGCAACAACAGCGTCGTTTATTTGCATGTCCGTTTCATATGTTGATAACAAGTCTCTCAAACTACCTGCTGCAGGAGCTTCTTCATCCATTGGAAGATCTAATATATCTTTAAATTCTTGACTATCAACAATTTGTTTACATTTTAATCTATATAGATGAGGATACCATGTAGGACTATATCCTTCTGCTGCTCTACTTATTTCTTCAACAACATAGTAACTTTTTAAAGCAATTTGAAAGTCATTTGCAGCATACTCATCTTTCATATGTGGTAATTCAATCACATCTCCGCTCATAATTTTCCTACCAATGGTTTTTACCACACTGTTTATATGAACTGTTAAAAATATTGTATCATTACTAAGGAATAATCCAAATTGACTTAGATTAAAATCTATATCTTGTACATTATAAATACCGCGAATTCTATAGATGTTTTCATCGTATTTTCTATCACGATTTTCTAAAAATAACAAATCTTGTATATTTGTTTCTCTTACAGCATCGTAATGCGGCACATCATTTGTACTTTCTTCTAAGCTTGGATTTTTTGGACCAAGATATTTGTGTAAATGTAAATCGGTCCCCCCAACTGTAAACATTTCTAAAATTCTTGCATCTATAAAATTGTAATCATTACCTTTTGTAGGTTTGTATAAAGATATTCTAGGCATATTGTATTTATCGTCGATAAATACAATAGGAGACCTAAAAATATGACTGAAATAGCTACGTTAAGACAAGAAGTTTACGATTACATTCACAACATGTTAGGTGGAGGAATGGTAGATGTAGAACTTGACCCTGTACATTATGAAACTGCATTAGACAAAGCTTTATCAAGATATAGGCAACGGAATGAAAATAGTACAGAAGAAAGTTATTTTTTTATGCCAACTATTGTAGATCAAAACACCTATACACTTCCAAAAGAAATTTTAGAGGTAAGACGCATATTTAGACGAAGTATAGGATCTAGAACAGGCGGCGGTGACGGTGGTAGTATATTTGAGCCATTTAACTTAGCATATACAAATACCTATTTACTTGCAAGTTCTAATTTAGGCGGTTTAGCAACCTATGATTTTTTTAGTCAATTCCAAGAACTTGTAGGAAGGATGTTTGGATCTTTTATAGAATTCAATTGGAATAGGACACGTCATGTCTTAACAATACTACAACGACCTAGAGCAGAAGAAACGTTATTACTAGAGTGTTATAACTACAGACCAGACGATCAATTATTAAGTGATTATATGGGTAATGTTTGGATAAAAGACTATGCTTTAGCAATGTGTAAAATGATGCTTGGCGAAGCACGATCTAAATTTGCTACAATAGCCGGACCACAAGGCGGTGGACAACTGAATGGTGATGCATTAAAAGCCGAAGCACAAGCAGAAATGGAAAAATTAGAACAAGAAATTTCTACAGCAGTTGCAGGCGGTACAGGATATGGATTTATTATAGGCTAGAAATCTGGTATTAAATCTCCTTGCTTCCATTTTACTCCTTCTTTGTGTAAAATACGTTGACAATTTGCACAAATTGTTTTTAAGTTAGAAAATCTACAATTTTGTAAATTTCCATCTATATGATAGACATTAAATTGTTCTGGATACGGACTAGTAAATTTACATTTTTCACAAAAATTTTTTTTTGTGTATCCGCTAAATTTCCACTTAGGTATTCCTACGCCTAGACTTGATGATTTCAAGCAAGTATCGCATTTCTTCCTATAATATATTTTATTATTTTTTTTATAGTTGATTGCTGCAGGTCTAAAACCACAAATACATAAAGGTCTCATATAATATTTACCATACCTTTTGTATACCTTTTTATACTGGTTATCCAACTCAATTTTTCTTAAATCCAACTAAATACTATTAATAGAATTAGCCTAATAGGAGAATAACATGGCACTAGTATCACCAGGAGTAGAAGTAAAAGTTGTTGACGAGAGTTTTTATATACCAGCACAACAAGGAACAGTTCCGGCACTGTTTATTGCAACGGCAAGTAACAAGCCTAATGGTGCAGGTACAGGAATTGCAAGAGGAACATTAAATGCAAATGCAGGAATACCTTATTTGATTACATCACAACGAGATTTAGTTGACACATTTGGAGATCCGATATTCCAAATTGATGCCAACAACAACCCGATACATGCAAGCGAATTAAACGAATATGGGCTGCAAGCAGCATATTCATATCTAGGAATAGCCAACAGCGCATGGGTAGTAAGAGCAGACATTGATCTAAATCAGATTGAGGCAAGTTCTACAGCACCTGGATCTGATCCAACCGATGGTGCTTATTGGCTGGACACTAGTACTACAATTTGGGGTGTGCAAGAATGGAACGGAGCTAGTATATTAAATGGAGGACAAAATTTTACATACAAAAAAGCAATCGTTATTACTGACGATTCTTTAACTTCAAATACAGGATCTGTTGAAACAAACGGGTTCTCAGGCGTAATACCTTCTAAAAGTGTTGGCAACGTGGGCTCATATGCTGTTGTTGCAACCTCTACACTAAATAAAACATTTTATAGGAATAATACAGGAACATGGGTACTAGTAGGAAGTGGAGCATGGAGTAAAAGCTGGCCTACACTACAAGGTAGCGAAGTATTTACAATATCAGGAGTCCAGGCAGCATCATTTACTATTACTGTTATAAGTGCAGAGGGTCATGCATTATCAGGAGACCCGCAGGTTATTAATGTTACTAGTGGGGATACAGCTTCAGACGTTGCTGACACCATTAACACCGTTTTTTCATTAACTCCAGTTGTATCGGCTGCTGCTGTAAACGGTAAATTAGAAATTTATGTTAATAGCTATTGGAATAACCAAGAATGGACGACCATGGCAATAGCAAGTACTGCATCTGCTGACATAGATCCGGAATCAGATATTGGTTTTACAGATGGCACTTATTATCCGCCTAAACTGCAAATTTCTAAGCATACAGATATTCCAGATTATAAACTTTCCGCTACGCAACCTCGTCCTTCCGGTAGTGTATGGATCAAAATAACAGAACCTAATCAAGGAATTAAAATAGATTTAAAAACTTGGAATGATGCGGTTAAATTATGGGACACAAACACAGTAAATGTTTACAAATCAAACGCCGAAGCATTGTATAATTTAGACATTGCAGGAGGTGGGTCAAATCTGCAAATGACTGACGTCTATATGCAAACCGATGTATCAGCTGGAGCGTTGCCAACAGCTATACATAAATTAATGAAAAGAATGGACACAGGTCCTACAACGATTACAGGCAGTATTATAATAGATGGGTCAATTGGAGCTGGTTCAAAATCATTTACTATCCAAGGAACTGAAAAAGCAACTGCTAATTATAGCGATATAATTACAGTAACTGCAACATATAACGGATTATCAACAGATTCAACACTATTGGCTGGTGCAATAAACGATGCAAATGTTCCTAATGTTACAGCTTCTGTAACTAATACTAATCGTGTAGTGATAAGTCATGCGCTAGGTGGAGAAATTAAATTTGTAGATACTGACAGTGTTTTAGCATCAGCAGGATTTACTGTTTATGTTGATGCTGCTAATGGTACACCAAATTTATATTACCAACAAGGTTACAGTAATGCTATGTATTTGCAAGCAAGCTTATGGAATGTACTAACTTATGTAGCATCAGATGATCAACCATTAGGAGATACAGAAGAAGGGCAACTATGGTATAGCTCAACTGTAGACGAAATAGATATCTTAGTCCATAATGGTTCTGAGTTTGTAGGACTATTGTATAACGGAGGTGCTGTAGGTGCTGCAAGTCCTTATTATAATGTAGATACTGCTTTGCAAACAGATCCAGCAGGACCTATTGTTTCAGCAACTATGCCATTGTTACAAAGTGACAATACAGCACTTGTTACTGGAGACCTTTGGGTTGACACTTCGGATATTGATAATTATCCTAAACTTTATAAATTTAATGCAGCAAGAACAGATCTACCTTTGGTAAAAAGATGGTTTGAATTAGACACTTCAGATCAAACAACTGAAGAAGGTGTATTATTTGCTGACGCAAGATATAATACTGCAGGGAGCAATAGCGACGAACCAGGAGATATAAAAGATTTATTATCAAGTGATTTTGTTGATCCAGACAGTCCAGATCCGGCATTATATCCAAAAGGAATGTTATTGGTTAACACAAGACGTAGCGGATTTAATGTGAAAAAATATCAAAAATCTTATATTGATACTGCAGAAAAAAATATTAGATATAATGATGAATCAATGAGTAACTATGCTCCTGCTAGATGGACAACAGAGTCAGGAAATCAAGAGGACGGATCAGGAACTTTTGGTCGCCATGCTCAAAGAAAAGTAGTTGTCCAAAGATTACAAGCTGAAGTTAACAGCAACCAAGATATAAGAGACGATGAATCTAGATTATTTAATTTATTAAGTTGTCCAGGTTATCCTGAGCTTACTAATGAATTAGTGTCACTAAACTATGATAGAAATTTGTCCGCATTTATAATTGCTGATACACCGTTTAGATTACAACCTAATGGTACTGTGTTAAATAATTGGGCTACAAATGTAAATTTAGCATTAGAAGACAACATAAACGGAGTTGTAACTGCTGATCCATACGTTGGAATGTACTACCCAAGTGGATTTACAAGTGACAATTTCGGAAATAATGTTGTTGTACCTCCTAGTCATATGATGTTGCGCACCATAGCCCTTAGCGATCAAGTATCTTATCCGTGGTTTGCACCTGCTGGTGTAAGACGAGGAACAATAACAAACGCTAGCTCAACAGGTTACATAACTGATGAAGGTGAGTTTAAGGCAATTGCACTTAATGAAGGTTTACGAGACATATTGTATACAAATAACATTAATCCGATAACATTTGTAACTGGAGCGGGGCTTATTACTTATGGCCAAAAAACTAGACAATTAACTGCAAGTGCTTTAGATAGAATAAATGTTGCTAGGTTAATCATATATTTAAGAGGAGTGCTAAAAATTGCAACTAAACCTTATCTATTTGAGCCAAATGATCAACAAACAAGAGATGAAGTTAAAGCGATTATTGAAACTATCTTTATAGAACTTGTTGCGCTTAGAGGTATATATGATTACTTAATTGTTTGTGATACTAGTAATAATACACCTGCTAGAATTGACCGAGGTGAGTTGCACATTGATATAGCAATCGAACCCGTAAAAGCTTTAGAATTTATATATATTCCTTTAAGGATTAAAAATACTGGCGAAATTTCAGGTTTATAATAAGATAAATATTACAAATAGGAGATTTTATGTCTAGTTTAAATAATTTTGGTGTTATAGTAGGCACGGGTGATGACGCAGGGGTTAGTGCCTTATTAATGCCAAAATTACAATATCGTTTTAGGGTCGTAGTAACGGGATTTGGTTCTACTACGTCCCTAAGTCAAGAATTTACTAAACAGGTAATTGATGCACAAAAACCCACTGTAAATTTTGACAAAATTACACTTGATATATATAATTCTAGAGTTCATCTTGCAGGAAAGCATAATTGGGAACCTATAACAATTAATTTACTAGATGATGCACAAAAAAATATACAAAAGGTAGTAGGAGAACAATTACAAAAGCAATTTGATTTTTTCGAACAATCTAGTGCTGCAGCAGGAGGAGATTACAAGTTTACGCTCGTTTTAAATGTATTAGACGGTGGAAAAGGTAATGGTAAAAATGCTTATCATAAACCAGAGGAGTTAGAAGCCTTTACGTTATTGGGATGTTGGATAGAAAGTGCCAGTTATAATTCTTTGAATTATGCTGAGTCCGGACCACAAACTATTAGCCTAACGATATGTTACGATAATGCTGTACAAACAGATAGCGTACGGAAGGGTGCAGGAATAGGCAGTGCTTTAAGTTCTGCGATTAATACCTATACAACTGACCCCACTACCCAGCAAACAACCTTTTCAACTTCAAGTACCGGACTAAGCACAGGTGTTTCAGCAGGATAATAATGATCCTGAACTTGCCGGAGAAGATGTAATCACTCCTGGCTAAAACAGAATAGGGTAAAATTTATTAAGGAGATAAAAAAATGCCAACAGCAAGTTTGAACAATTTTGGAGTTGTAGGAAATAATGAGGATACGGACGGCGCATTACTTATGCCTAAACTCCAATACAGATACAGGGTAATATTGACTAAATTTGGATCCGACAGCGACGGTACTGGAGATTCAACTTATCTAACCCAACAAGTAATTGATGTATCAAAACCTAATGTAAGTTTTGATGATATTACATTAGATACTTATAATTCAAGGATTTATTTAGCTGGAAAAACTACATGGGAGCCAATTACCTTAAATGTTAGAGATGATATATCTAATAAAGTCCAAAATGCAGTGGGAGAACAATTACAAAAGCAATTTGATTTTTTCGAACAATCTAGTGCTGCAACTGGAAGTGATTATAAGTTTACTATGAGGATAGAAATTTTAGACGGAGGAAATTCAGCGTCAGGGGGATACCATGATGTATATGTAATAGAAACCTTTACGTTAATGGGATGCTACATTCAAAGTGTAAACTACAATTCATTGAACTATGCCGAGTCAGCAGCAAATACTATTTCTTTGACCATCAGATATGACAATGCATTGCAATCCGCGCATACTGATAATCCGGGTGTAGGTAAGAAACTTTCTACACCAACAACAAACACTACTACTTCAACAGGGTAACCTAAAAGGATAATATGGACGTATTAGGTTATTTACAGGGAGTAGCAGAAAGTGCGTTAAATCCTAAAGGAAACTTAGGCGACGCACGTCATGCTGATAAGACGTTTGTAAAGAATACTTATAGGCTTGCTCCCAAAACCAAATTCCTATATCATGTAGCTTTTACTTTCTCTCCTGCATTGAGAGAAACACTTCCTACTTGGGATGCTAAAAAACATGATTTAGAAAGTGGATTGTTAGTTAAAAATGCCCAATTGCCTACTTTTACATCAAATGTAGAAACAAAAAAAAAGTATAATAGGACAAAACACATTCAAACAGGGATAACCTATAATCCAGTTACAATTAATTTCCATGATGATAATCAAGGGATAATAAGCGGAATGCTCGAAGCATACTATCGTTATTACTTTCTAGATGGTAATTATGACGTTAAGCCAGAAGCTTACAATAAACTGTATGGAGCAAGAGATAGCACTTATCAAAATAGCAAGCGAAATACAGACTTATTTGGATATCATAGAGGAGTTACAAATCCTTTTTTTATTAACATTCAAATGAGTCAACTTACTAGACAAACTTATACAACTTTTACACTCGTTAATCCTATAATAACTGAATTAGGCTACGGTTCTGTCGATGCATCTGCTGGTGGAGAAACTAATGAATTAAGTATAACTGTTTCATATGAAACGGTATGGATGGATAGAGGTGGAGTAAATGAAGGACAAATACCAAAAGGATTTGCACAAGTGGGTCATTACGATTACTTACCAAGTCCATTGTCTCTAGCAGGAGGAGGAACTGCAAGTTTTGGAGCTGTTTTATCCGGAGGAGTAGATTTATTTGATTATGCTACAACAGGACAAGGATTTAAAAATCCAGTGCAAGCTGCTTTAGCAGGTATAAATTTAGCACGAAATATACAAAATTTAGACCCTAGTTCTTTAGGACAAGAACTACAAGGTTTCGCAGAAGGAAAAGCAGCAGATTTTATTGAAAATTCAGTAAGCGGTGTACCTAATGCACAATTTCCATAGTAAAAAGGTTACAAATGTCTAATTTACCTACAAAAACAATAACGGATGATCATAAAATAGTGCAATTTTTTGACAATTATTTTACAAAACCGTTAGAATTTTCTGCGAGTGATTTTGATGCAACCGTAGGATTTTTTACTCAACGGAATTTTGAAATAAGTGCAGCTAAAACTATTAGCCAAGTTCTTCTTAATCAAGCAAAATTAGAAGGAATAAAAATATTTCAACTTTTAGACACGTTAAAAATTTTACCTAATAATCGACTAAGTTTTATTATAACAAAGATATTGAACAGCAGCAGAGATAGGACATCACAATTGGGTTATCGATCTCCTGTAACTGATAAATTATTTGAATTACGAAATATAAATGATCCTATTACTGCAGGCATAGCTGAATTTATCGTACTAGACGAAGAAGAAACTACAGATACAAATTACATGAATTTTGATTACGTAGAACCAGGATATGTAGAATAATGGCTATAATACTAAGATTAAACAAAAGCGAAGCACTTACTTTTGAAGAACTTGATGGAAATTTTACCGACTTAAATTCTCGCACAGTTGCTTTAGAAAATTCACAAAACAATTGGAACACTGCTTATACTTGGGGTAATCATGCTTTGGCTGGTTACTTAACTTTTTACCAAGAAACAGATCCTGTTTTTGAAGCAAGCGCAGCAAGTGAAATATCGACACAAAATATTAATAATTGGTCAACAGCTTACAACTGGGGTAATCATGCCAATGCAGGCTATCTTACTACCTTACCTGATATAAGTTTAGGATCATTACAAGATGTTGATCTTACAGATAGTCCTGACACCAACCAATTGTTAAAATGGAATGGAACAGCTTGGGTAGCATCTACATTTGCCTACACAGAAACTGATCCAGTTTTTACCCAAAGCCCTGCAGCAGGAATTGGAAATACTGAAATTTCTAATTGGAATACAGCTTACAGTTGGGGAGATCACTCAACTGCTGGATATTTAACGACAGGTACTGCTGTATCTATTTCTGATACAGCTCCCGTGACTGCTGCTAATGGGGATCTTTGGTGGAATTCAAGCAACGGCTTACTAAAAATTTATTACAATGACGGTACAAGTTTGCAATGGGTTGATGCCACACCACAAGGTGGTTCCAGTCCTTCACAAAGTTCACCAACTGCAATCGGTTGTATTAATATGAATGGTAACAATCCAACATGGATGGGCACAACCGGTTATACTGTATCAAAGTCCGGCGGTGACGGATCAGCTCAAGGTTTAGATGTTGTATATACCCTTACATTTCCATCTCCTTACTCTGCTAGAACAGATTACATTGTAAATGCGTCTTATGATGGTACTAACTGGACAGCAGGAAATGGAGTACAAATTAGCACAACAAGATTTGTTGACAGAGTTGAATTTATAATTAGACGTTGGAATGAAACTCCATTAGATTTAGGCGAAATCATGATAATTATTCATGATTTATGAGAAAAGGAATAGATAAACATGGCAATTAATTTTCCAAATTCACCAGTACTTAACGATACTCTTACAGTAGGTGATATAACTTGGACATGGGACGGAACTACTTGGACTTCCGCAGCAACTCCATATACTTTACCTATTGCAACTAATACTGTTTTAGGTGGTGTAAAGCAAGGTACAAATATAACAATAGATGTAGATGGTGTAATAAGTGCAACCGCAACCGGAGATGTTACAAAAGCAGCAAGTTCAACTGATAATGCTATTGTACGGTTTGATGGCACAACTGGTGATACACTGCAAAATTCTGCTATAACAATCGACGATACTGGTAATCTAGTAACAACTGGCCAATTATGGTATTCAAACGTCTTTGCAGATTTTAACACCTTAGATACGACAGTAAATGCAAGCACCTATCATGGAATGTTTGCCCACGCTCACACAGAAGGTCATGCATATTTTGCTCATAGCGGCAACTGGAAACAAATACTAGATATTGATGCAGTATTAAACGACTTGTCTGATACAAATATTACTACAGTTCAAAGTGGACAATTCCTAAAATGGAGTGGTACACAATGGATAAACGATGACTTTTCAACATCAGGAACACTAAGTTTTAGTGCCTTAGAAACTTCAGGAACTGGTACTATAACTTTAGATAGTGCAAGTACCTTAACATTGAATTCTGCAGACGGAACTAGAGTAATTGGCGGTGCTTTTAGACCACCTGTTTTAACTACTACAGAAAGAAATGCTTTAACTGCAGGCAATGGTGATATTATATACAATGTAACCGACAACAAATTCCAAGGTTACGAAAATGGTGCTTGGGTAAACTTAATATAAGAAAATTATGGAAAAAGAATACGTAGTAATTGTTAAAAAGGGTGTTGATTTAGAAGCATTTGATGCGGAACTTGCAGCATCGTCTGGGGAAGGACCAATACCTAATCGTACAGTCGCTATAGCAAATCCACGATTAGGTTCAAGAAGAATGACCCATTGGATGCTTACAGATCAAGAAGCAAATGATCTAAGGGCTGATCCAAGAGTGTATGCAGTTGAAATTCCTGCACAGGATAGAGACGACATTCAAATCGGCTTTGCTGAAACACAGGAAGGGTCGTTTTACAGAGGTGAAAATAATAATACAGACGTAAACTGGGGATTACGTCGGATGATAGAAGAAATAAATACGTGGAACAACGGAACAACAATTACCGGCGGTTATCAATATGCTTTAACTGGTAAAGGTGTAGATGTAGTGATTATGGATTCTGGAATCGAACCAGGACATCCGGAATGGGAAGATTCAGAAGGAAATACAAGATTAGTTGAGATAGATTGGTATACAGCAAGCGGGTTATCCGGAACTCAAAGCGCAAACCACTACAGAGACTTTGACGGTCACGGAACACATTGTGCTGGTATAGCAGCAGGTAAAACATACGGTTGGGCAAAAGAAGCCGCAATTTACTCTGTAAAAGTCAATGGGCTAGAAGGCAGTGGAGACGGCGGTACCGGCATATCTTACTCAGATGTGTATGATGTTGTTCGTTTATGGCACACAAAAAAGAATGACCCATTAGATCCTGCCTACACTGGTAGACCTACGGTTGTTAATATGAGTTTTGGTTTTAGTGCATATCTTACTAGTCAACCTACATCTGGAAATTATAGAGGTACTGCATGGACATACAGTACCGAAACAGACAGTGATCTTGTGAATAATTACGGAATTTGTGAAAGAATATTTGGTAGTGGTACACCTTTTAGAATCTTTCCAGGACAAGATGCCCCTACAGATGTTGAAGTAGAAGAATTAATTGATGCTGGTGTAACAGTTTGTATAGCCGCAGGTAATCATTGTCATAAATCAGACGTAGTAGGAGGTTTAGACTATGACAATTCTTGTGTAGTTACAACAACCCGTTATTACCATCGACCTAGCAGCCCGTATGATGCAAGAGCATTTTTTGTAGGTAATTTGAGTTCTAGTCAATATTTTAATACCACTTATCTAGATCAAACAGCAACAAGCTCTGCGCGAGGTCCTGCAGTAAATATATTTGCGCCCGGAACTGACATTATGGCTTCTGCACCTACAACTTATGACTCAAATAGATATGTAGTTTATAATTATCCAGCAAACACAAATTATAAAATAATGAGCATTGGCGGCACTAGTATGGCAAGTCCTCAAATAGCAGGTCTGTGTGCTTTACATTTAGAAGCTGACCCAAGTTTAACTCCGGAACAAATACTACAAAAACTTATTAACGACTCCAAATCAGTGATTCAAGATACAGGCAGTACAACAGATTATGGCAATTACACCACAAGTCTTGTAGGCGCACCTAATAGACATGCTTTCTCCCGCTACGGGCGACAACCATTAAACGTAACTACAAATAGTAAATTTACATTAGGTAATACTACATTTACACCTGATGGACCTACCTATTTAGTTGTTCCGGTTGCAAATAATGTAGATGAAGGTAGTAGTTTAACATTTAATGTAACAACTACTAATATTTCAGATTTAACAACTCTTTATTGGCAAGTTATACCAACTAATGATTTTGTAGTTTCGAGCGGTAATTTTACAATAACATCAAATGCAGGATCATTTACAGTTACTCCTACTGCAGACACGACTACTGAAGGTGCAGAAACGTTTTATGCTGTAATTTACAATGACAGTGTAGGTGGTACTCAGGTTGCAGAATCAGGTAGTGTAACTATAAATGATACAAGTCAAGCTCCAGTATTGTCATACGATTCATTTACTGCAAATTTAAGTGATGTAAATGAAGGAGGAACTGTTACCTTTACAGTCAACACATCAAATATAGTAAATGGAACTACAATAGGATACACAATTTCAGGCGTAGATGTAAATGATATTACTGCAGCATCATTAACAGGCAATATTACGATTAACAACAATACAGGGTCATTAGCAATTACGCTGGAAAATGATCTTACTACAGAAGGTAGTGAAACACTAACAGTAACACTAGATGCAACAGATAGTGCAGGTACAAGCACTGGTGGATTAAGTGATAGTGTAACAGTAAATGATACAAGTCAAACACCTGGGCCTAGTTATGATTCGTTAACATCTTCTGCAAGTTCAATCAACGAAGGAGATACAGTAACATTTACAGTATCTACATCAAATGTAATTAACGGAACAACGATAGGGTATACAGTCTCTGGTATAAGTGCAAGTGATCTAAGCAGCGGTTCATTAACAGGAGATATCACTATAAATAGCGATACAGGCTCTGTATCATTTACATTAGACAATGATGTTACAACAGAAGGTAACGAAACTTTAACTTTGACCTTAGCAGCAACAGATAGTGCAAGCACAGCTACAGGGAGTTTAAATAGATCAGTTACTATTATTGATACAAGCCAAGCACAAACTCCTACGTATGATGTATCACCTGCTGCAAATAACGTTAACGAAGGTAGTAGTTTAACATTTAATGTAACAACTACAAATGTTTCAAACGGTACAACACTATACTGGACAGTAACAAATGCTGGAGACTTTGGTACTTCAAGCGGAAGTTTTACTATAAACTCAGATGCAGGTTCTTTTTCAGTTACACCGACTGCAGATACAACTACAGAAGGTGCAGAAACATTCCAAGCACAAATAAGGACAGGTAGTACAAGTGGAACAATAGTAGACACCAGCACAAGTGTAACTATAAATGACACAAGCCAAACTCCTGCATTTAATCCCGATTATACAATCACAGTCACAAACAGTGGCAATAACTATTTGTTTACAGGTAATGACAGATCAGGTAGTTATTCAAACGCATCGCAACCTACATTAAGTTTTAATAACGGTGATAAAGTAAGATTTTCCGTAAGCGCATCAAGTCATCCATTTTATATTAAAACCTCACAAAGCACAGGCACAGGTAATCAAGTATCTGGAGCAACAGGTCAAGGAGCAACTATGGGTGATTTAGATTGGACAACAGCAACTGATGGACCGGGAACATATGGATATCAATGTTCTATTCACTTTGGTATGTGGAATACAATAACAATATCTTAAAATGGCACGTTTTGCACAAGGTAGATTCCGCTGTAAAAATCCAGAAAAATACATAGGTGGTAGTACACCTTTGTATAGGAGTAGTTGGGAATTTACTATGATGCGCTTCTGTGACGAACATCCTAGTATAACACAATGGGTATCAGAAGGTATTAAAATTCCCTATATCAATCCATTAACTGGCAAGCCTACAATTTATGTTCCTGATTTTTTAATCCAATTTAGCGACAAGACTGGCAAAGTTAGAACAGAACTTATAGAAATTAAACCTGCGAGTCAAACTCTTAAGGAAAAAACTGGGCGTAGTAGGAATAATCAAGCACACTATATTTTAAATCAGGCTAAATGGGCCGCTGCAAAAATGTGGTGCAAAAAGCAAGGAATTATTTTTAGAGTAATTACTGAAAATGACATTTTTCATTATGGCGCAAGGAGGTAATAATAAATAGTAATTATTAGAGAATTTGTCATGACAAAAAAATTAGAAGATTTGCTTAACTTACCAGAATCAAAAGATATAATTAACCAAGACGACAAGCAACAAAAAAAACCAAAAAAAACCCATATTCCAACTGAAACCCTAGAACAGTTACAAGAATATGATAAGATTGCAGCAGCATTACCTAGTGTAAAAGGTTTAGGAGATATAGGAGATGCAGAACTAGATGAAGTTAGTGAAAAATCTATGGCAGCATATGATGACTTAATGGATTTAGGTATGAACGTAGAAGCAAGATTTAGTGGTCGAATTTTCGAAGTTGCTGGCCAAATGTTAAAAGTTAATCTAGATAGCAAAGTAGCAAAATTAGATAAAAAGTTAAAAATGGTCGAGTTACAATTAAAGAAAGAAAAATTAGATAAAGAAGCTAATCCAGAGCAAAATATTATTCAAGGCGAAGGAGTCTTAGTTACAGATCGTAACAGCCTGTTAGAAAAACTAAAAAATATGGATAAATAGATAAAACTAGGATTATTGCAATGAAATCACTTAAAGAATTTTTAACCGAATCGAAAAAAACTTATAAATTTAAAATTAGAGCTGCTGGAGAATTACCAGAAGGCTTTGTTGATAGACTTGAAACCGCTCTTAACAAGTATGAAGTTGTTAGTTTCTCAAAAGGCAAAACAACTCCTATTACTGAAAGACCATTAGACTTTCCTCAATTAACTAACTGTGAAGTTACTACTTTTGATGCTGAAGTAAGTTATCCAACTACAAGTCATGTTTTAGAAAGTTATCTAACACTTAATACTGATTATCCTGCTAGTCATTTGCGAGTACGTGGAGAAAATGATGAAACAGAAAAGTATCAAGAAGAAAAAGAACCTACACAATACGAAACACTGCTTACCAAAGAAGAACTTGGCGGAGAATCTGCACAGGATCAAGTTGGACAAAATAGGGTTATGGATCTATTAAAAGAATTAGAAACTGCAAAAAAAGAAAACGAATATGATCCAACTAAAGGCATTGCTAAGGAAAAATAATGAGAGATTTGTTAGAAAAAATAGATTCTATATCTGAATATTCTATTAAAAAAGTTGGTGACACGACTGAAATAGATAAAGACATTGATAATGCTGTTGCTCCAAGAGGAATTTCACGAGATTATACTCCTCAAAAGTTAGAGCAAAAACTCGAGTGGTTAATTAACGATCATGCAGGATTTTTTAAGGTCGTAAATGATGATTATATTAAAAATAGATTCTATGGCAGATTAGCTCAAACTTTAAAATTACGTGCATTCACGGCACCGGATGGTACAACTGTTAGTACTGCATTGCAAACAGACGGAACGTTTAAAGAATTTAAAAAAGGTGATTTAACATCTGCACGTAAACAAAATGAACTTGGATGGTTAGATCAAAAAATTGCAAAAAAATATAATTTGAAATGGAACGATAAGTTTAAAGAAATTGAACCAGAAAAAGAACCAGAAAAAGAACCAGAAAAAGATGATAAATCATCATCTCCAGATTATAAAAATCACGGTAAACAAGATTTTTTTAGCGGCGGAGGTCAAGTTAAAGTTAAATGGAATGGAACTGATGTACCACAGCTGAGTAAAGACAATTGGCAGGATTGGATTAAATTAGGCAATGAATTATTAAACAGATATGTAGAGTCGGTAGAACTAGGAAAATCTTTCACTTTAACTGAAAGTATTCGATTGACCCTACAGCAATTGTTTGAACAAGAAGAAATGTCTGATCAAGATAAAGAAAACTGGAAAGTATTACTACAGCAGTTTTCTATGTTTGGAAAATCTTTACCTCCGGAAGCAAAATCTGCTTTTGATAATTTACAAAAAAGAAAAACAAAATATGATTTAAAATTTTCTGTTGATGATACAATGGACATTGATAGTCCGGCAGATAAAAATGCTACAACAAATCTTGATTGGTCTGATAGAAAAAATTTCTTACCAATAATAGATAAAGCATTGCAACAATATATAACAACTGGAAATTTAGACCGAGCTTTTACGCCTCCGTATAATGCAAAAGACAACCCTACGCTAATGAGTGCTTTAGGCGCTTTGAGGAAAAATTTTAATGCACAAACTGGAGAAGATGAAAACGGAATTATATCTATTTACAAACATGGAGGAATTGAAGAGGTATGGCCAGAAATTGCTAAAATGATGTCTGACGATTCAGGCGATGAATTAGATAAAATGGTTCCTGATCATAATCTAGTCAAATGGCAAGGAAAAAACGTCCAGGCATTAGATAGATATAATGCAGAATTATGGCTAAAACGAGCAAATCAGTTACTTGCAAAATATCCTGACTTATTTAATACTTCTAAAAATGAATCTAGGATAAATGAAGAAGGTTTTGGTGACACACTTAAAGGATTGTGGGACAAAGGTGTAAGCGCTCTTTCTGGGGATAGTAAGGAACAACCAGAAGTTCAATCAAAAGAAAGGTTGCCAAATGTAGAAGAGATTGAGCCAACTTTTATGAGGCCTGAAGACCAAAAAGAATGGGTTAGATTAAGCGATATGTTTTCGCAAACTGCATTACCTGATAAATTTGCAAGAGAATGGGAAACTATTAATCAAAAATTAGTTCAATCTAAAAAAACTGCTACAGCAAGAGCAGGTTCTAAATGGTATGATGAATTAGATCCAAGTAGCAAGAAAAGTACTAAAATGGTTCAGTACCAAGGAAAAGAAGTAGAAGAATTAAACAGGGGAAATTGGAAAGAATGGATTAATAGAGCGCAAAGATTATTAGCGAAATATGCTTACACATATGGCAGTAAGAAAAAAACAGAATCTATCCATGAAGAATTAAGATATTATATTCGACTGGTTGAAAAAGGAGAAAATATCGACTGGAGCAAAATTGAAATAATGTCTGCTGACGACGAAAGAGATTGGAACACAATAAAAAATATGTTTTCAAGAATGGTAGATATGTTACCAGATGAAGCAACAAATGCATGGGAAGAAATAGACTGGCAAAAAAGAAAAGGTGATGTCTACGCAAAAGCTAAACAACGAGCCCAAGCAGATACTGACGATCCTGCATTAGGAGGATCAAGTGGATTTGATCCTGGCACAAAATCTTCAGGAACGTTTAAAGGTAATGCAGACGATGTTGAAAGAGATGCTGAAAGAGATGCAGCAGATGCAAGACTTAAAACACAAGCCAATGCTAATGATAGATTAGATAAGTTTAAGCAGGATAAAACAGATGGCACTCAATATGCTAAATCTAAGGGAGATCTAGGATATTATGCTGACTATATAAATGCAGTCCTTTCGAATCCAACAGCAGACAATCTTGTTACCCAAGCGAATAAAGTATTAGGAGAAGTAGGTTTCTTTGATACAAGATGGAATGCGATGAATAATTTTTATGGTATAATTGCCCAGGAACTAGGTTTAGAAGGATTAATATCGCATGTAGATACAGCAACAAATCCTCCTCAAGTATTTTATTCTCGTGCTAAACAAACCGAGTTAAGCAAAAAACTTGGTGATAAAATGCCAAGAGGTGAATTTGAAAGTGATAACGTAGACTTTTCAGATCCAAAACACCGTAAGATAGCTCAAGCTCAGTTGAACAAAAATTTATTACCTGCTTCTATAACCTATCAACAACAAAAAGTTAATCCGCAAGAAGAATTTGACATTACAAAAACTGCTGATGATTCAACAAAGCCAATGAAGAGTCAAGATGAACTTAATAAAATGTATGGTGTTACATCAGACGATGCATCAGCAAATCAACCACCAGAACAATCCTCTAAAGGTCTAACTGTTGATTCAATTCTAAAAATGTCGCCAAGAGACATTAGGAAATTAAGGGTAACAAAAGATAATTACACTATCATTAAAGATGCTATTCATTATTATCTAAAAAAATATCCCCAATCTGCTAAAAAAACTGAAGCAAAAAAAATAATAGGTAAAAGGTTGTTTGAAGCTGACATAGATGTAAAAGAACTTGCAAATGATCGGGCTAGATTAGAAGCATTGGCTAGCATATTGAATGTATATATAAACGGTCCGGAAGTAGATGGGTTAATTAATTTTGACAAACAATTTGCATCAAAAATGGTGCGAGACATAAACGGAGTTTTCCAATCTATAGAAGCTCTACAATCTGGACAAACTACAGCTGATGGCGGGGCAGCAGCAAGGAAAGTAGGTAGTGAGTTTGGTAAAAAGGTTGGACAAAAGTTTGTACAACAACGCAAAACAGATAAATTACATTATGAAAGATTTATACCGTTGCCAACAGAAATTAACAATTTGCTAAGGCTGCCGCAATCAAGGACATATTATGTTGATAGAATAAGAGATAGTGAAAGTAATGCTGGAGCAAATCTAAGTGATACTTTAAATATTGTTAATCAAGACACTGCCAATGGTGGATCTTACAAAATTGCACGTCAAATATCAAAAGATATGAGCCAAGCCGCTTATAAAGCAATTATTGATATGCTGAAAAGTAGGAATTTGGAATTCATTGATCAAGCCGAATGGGCAAAACTTAAAAAATGGAATGATATGGCTGGCGATGGTCCTGGAGGTGGAGATATCCTTAATGCTCCTAATGATCGTTGGAAAACAAAAAGGAAAGATGGATCCTATATAGACACTAGCCCACAGAGGGTAGACTTTGGCAATAAACAGAGTGATCAAAAACCAAGCGAGTTACAAGGACCAGATGTAAATGACCAATCAGTAGGAAGCTGGGGTACAGATACAAGTAATTATCAAGGTAGGGAAAGGAAATATCCACATTTTATTAGACAAACAGATCTTGGATATGATGTATATGTACAAAGACCTGAAGGTGTTGCAAAAGTAAAAGGAGGACCATTTAAGACAGAAGAAGCAGCAAAAGAATTTGCCAGAGGTAGAGCTAGCGAGATCATACCAGATCCAAGACCGTCAGTTACAACTCCAATTACAGGTAATGGTAAAACTGATGAAAGTGATTTAAAAGATATTCAACAACTGAACGCATCAGCACAAAATATGTTAAAAATACTTAATGATCAGAAAATGAACGATACAGATAAAAAGACAGCTTATAATAATTGGTTTAACACATATGATGATGAGTATCAAGACCTAACTGCGATGCTAAAGTATCCTAAAACAAGTGACGTATTAAAAACAGCGATCAACGATTCGTTACTAAGACAAAAAAATGTTATTGATAAGTATAAGCAATTATACGGATCGACTGCCAATGCTGGTCAGCCTTCAAATGTCAACAATCTAAACCAAGCACCAAATCCAGGAGAGATCACGAATCCGGTACAAACCGGAGATGTACCTGCGAAATATGTAGTAGATACCGTTACGAAAGACAGAAAAACACAATACCGTGTATACAATAAAGAAAATGCATTAGATATAACATATTATGATACAGAAGCAGAGGCCAACACTGCAGCAGCACAGAAAAATAAAGAGGCTGCTACTGCTAATGTTCAAGTAAGAGACAGCACAGATTTTAGAAGATTATTAAAAAACGCAGGTTTATTAAAAGAGTTTTATTAAGAGGAAAAATAATGTTAAAAGAAGCAAGTATGAATATATCAATGACTGGAAACACCAGCAGCGAAGTCTTAGAATTAATGGCAATTCTAAAAAACGCAGGATTAGACACTGCACATCTAGTCACAGACATGGACATTAATCAACCTATGCCTGACGAAGGAGAGCATATGTGTCCTGCTTGTGCTGCCGCCCACAGCATGGATACACCATGTGGAGAAGCAGTAGAAGAAGAATATGCTAATTCTCCAGACGAAGAATATCAAGATGATTCATACATGCTACAGGATTTATCTGGTGGCTTAAATAGGAAAAAAGACAAAGGTGCGTTACGAGCTAAAGATCCTGCTATAACCTATGAGGAAAAATTAAAAGCACAGTTAAAAAAAAACTTATATGAAAAATACGAAAAATTAGATGAAGTTGATTGGCTGAAGAAAGGTATAGATACTGTTTCTGGCTGGTTCAATGGTGGAGATGATACACAACCGCAAACTACGAAAAAAACCCAAACAACAACAACAAAACCTGCAAAGAAACCTGCGGCTAATAAGAACAAACAGAAACAGGACCCTGCAGCACAGCTTGATGCAGAGATTGCAAATATAAAAAAGCAGCCTGATACTTATAAATCAACACAGACTTATGGAACTGGTAGCACAGTTACGTTTAATAAAGAACAAATGATAAAATATTTAGAGCAAAAGAGAGATCATTATAAAAGTGGCGGCGATCAATTTGGCTTAATAGACAAAGAGAATGAATTTATAAAAAATGCTCAAAGTGTTGGATCTGCAAACAAAGGGGATAAAGATGCAGAAAAACAAGATCAGACCCAAGCGCAGAAGGTTTCTGCTACAGACGATAATGCTCAACAAGCACCACCAGCAAACGATCAACAAGCACCACCAGCAAACGATCAACAAGCACCACCAGCAAACGATCAACAAGCACCACCAGCAAACGATCAACAAGCACCACCAGCAGATAATACACAAGCAGCTACTGGGGACCAAGAATTAAGTGGAGGTACAACTAATCCCCAAGCAGGTCCGCCTCCTACTCCGCCAAAAGGACAAGAGCCAACAGCAGAACCGGCAACTCAACCAGATATTTCACAAACACAACCTACAGGAGCAGAGAAAAAGGGTGGAGCAGCCAAGCCAGCAACAAATGATCAAGCAAATTATTTCCAACAGCAACGTTCAGGTGGAGCAGCCAAGCCAGCAGCCAAGCCAGCAACAAATGATCAAGCAAATTATTTCCAACAGCAACGTTCAGGTGGAGCAGCACCTAAAGGTCCAGCAAACACAGCACAGGCAATGGCTACTACCGCAGACAGCCCAGGACAATCAGCAGGCAATCAGCAAATGCAACAACAAGCTCAAGCTGGAGATAGAGCGCAAGGGTTTCGACCTAATGCACAAGCAGGCGGACAACCAAGGCCAAAGAATGTTAGCCAAGCACGACAACAGGCACGACTAAGAGCTACCAAAGCAGCACCTAAAGCACAAGCAGGACAAGCAGCAGGAAATAAAGCAGCGGATAGAGGAAAAGCTGCCGCAGCCGCAATTAATGCTGCAGGAAATCAAGGTAATGCTGCTCAAAATGTACCTCAAGAAGTTATGAATGTTACAAAACAAGCTATAGATGCTTTGCAAAAACATGGAATGTCCGCTGGCAATATCATAAATTTGATTTCAAGTTTCGCTAAATAAAAAATGAGTAAATCCTTAGACGGTGTAATAACTAAAAAAGCAAACCAAACAGAAACTTTTACAAATGAACAAATTGAGGATCTTATGAAATGTATGGATCCTCAAGATGGATACCTGTACTTCTCTAAAAATTTTGCATATATTCAACATCCTGTAAAAGGCAAATTAAAATTTGATCCTTTTGAATACCAAGTCAGACTTTTTGCTACATATCACAAATATCGATTTAATATCAACATGTTGCCCAGGCAAACAGGTAAAACTACTTGTGCAGCAATTTATCTAACTTGGTTTGCAATGTTTAACCCTGACCAAACGATTTTAATTGCTGCCCACAAGTATACAGGCGCACAAGAAATTATGCAAAGGGTTAGATATGTTTATGAAATGTGTCCGGATTATATTAGAGCAGGGGTTACTAGTTATAATAAAGGTAGCATCGAATTTGAAAATGGATCTCGCATCGTAAGTGCTACTACAACAGATAACACTGGTAGAGGTATGAGTATATCTTTACTTTATTGTGATGAGTTTGCGTTTGTTGCCCCAAACATTGCAGAAGAATTTTGGACTAGTATATCACCAACACTTGCCACTGGTGGTCGTGCAATCATAACTAGTACACCAAATTCAGACGAAGATACTTTTGCAACAATATGGAAACAAGCAGAACAAAAATATGACGACCATGGAAATGAGCAAGAATTAGGATTAAATGGTTTCCATAGCTTTACAGTACATTGGGATGAACACCCTGATCGGGACGAAGAATGGCGCGAAGCTGAAATGGGTAGGATCGGTGAAGAACGTTTCCGCAGAGAATACGGTTGTGAATTTTTAGTTTATGACGAAACACTTATTAATAGCATGACACTTGCTACAATGGAGGCATCTAAGGTTGTTGTTAATATGGGTCAGACTCGTTGGTATGATAAAATAAAACCTGATGCAACATATGTAGTAGGCTTAGATCCTTGTATGGGAACGGGCGGAGATTATGCAGCTATCCAAATTATAGAATTACCTACATATAAACAAGTAGGCGAATGGCGGCATAATACAACTGCAATACCAGGACAGATCCGTGTATTAAAAGATATTTGTGACTACATTGCAAGTCATACAAAAAGTGCAACAAATATATACTGGAGCGTTGAAAACAACGCTATTGGAGAAGCTGCATTATTGGTAATTAATGATTTTGGAGAAGAAAACATTCCTGGACTATTTATAAGTGAGCCTATACGGAAAGGTCATGTAAGGAAGTTTAGGAAAGGATTTAATACAACACATAGCAGTAAATTAACAGCGTGTAGTAAATTAAAAGTAATGATTGAAAATAATAAATTGCAAATTACAAGTGCTCCGTTAATCAGCGAGTTAAAAAACTTTGTTGCTGTAGGGACCACTTATAGAGGAAAATTAGAAGAAACAGACGATTTAGTAAGTGCATTGTTGTTATGTCTACGTATTATTAGTATATTACGAGATTGGGATCCACGTATATATAATTCATTCAAAACCATGGACGAAGAGGAAGATTATCAGGCACCGATGCCTATCTTTGTAAGCACCAACTATTGATAAATACAATTATGGAAAAGAATATTAATTTTATAGGCGAAGAGTTATTTAACAAAGTTAGAGGAAAATTTCCCAGTGTTACACTAGGTGACGAAAAAGGAAATGTAACCAACGAACCAAAAGAAGCTAGATTTTTTGATTTTGATTTTACAGAAAATGGTGACAGTTTGGGCAAAGTAAGTATAGCTCTTGACGAAAAAAGTTTGAACATTATGTATGCACAAAATTTTGTAGAAGGGCAAGATGCAACTACAAAGAAAAATTGGTATGCATTTTTAAGAGAATTAAGAAACTTTTCAAAAAAGAGATTATTAACTTTTGATGTAAGAGACATAACAAAAAGTAATTTAAATAGAAGAGACTATCAATTTTTAGCTAAAAACGCCGGAGAAGGAGCAATGACAGAATCACGACTTTATGGAACTAGTAAAACTAGTTATCAAGATATAGGTGCTGCTAGATTAAGCATCAAACATTCACAACCAGTTAATAATAATCTAGCAAGTGGCCGAACACAACATATAGAAAATATATATGTAGAAAATGCCGAAGGCGAAAGGTTTAAATACCCTATCAAGCATTTAAATGGCGCACGGGCAATGGCTAGACACGTATCAGAAGGTGGTACAATGCACGACGATTTTGGCAAGCATATTGTAAGTCTTAGCGAAGAATTAGGTAAACTTAAGAAGTTTAAAAATTATGTAAGTCGATCAAGTGTTATGGCAGAAGGCTTGTCTGAATATGCAGACATTGTAAATGATCGTATTACAACTGTAAAGAAAACTATCGAAAGCATCCAAAAAGAAAATAGATATCGAGAAATGGTAGAAAATTTCACTAATGAAGATCTACAAGAAGTTCCACAAGATGTTGCAGAAAATTGGATTGATCAATTAACTATCAAGCAATTCAACGAAGAATTACAAGAAGTGTTTCCTTATATTTACAAATTAATTAGCGAAAAACAAGCTGAAAAAGTTACCCCTAATAATATTATTGACGAAATGTTAGGACCTGTAAAATTACAAAATTTCAAAAAACCTTTACCAGATGGTTTTGAAATGGTAGGAGTAACTACAACTGCTGGCTCTAAATATGCATTATTAGATACTCAAGATAATACATTAATTGTTCCTAAAATGATAGGTAATGCAGTTGGTATGGATGTTTATAAGCAAATGAAAGGTGAATGGGATCTACAATATAGTGGACCAATTTCAAGCGCAGGACCTCTAACAAAAAAATATATTACATACGTACATAGTAGAAATGAAAAGAAAGCTCCTAAAGTTCCAACAGAAAACGCTCAATTTTTAGAATTTGAAGAATGGGCAGATGATATGGTAGATAATGCTCTTTCGGAAGATGATCTTAAGCCTAAGCAAAGTATACCAGTAACAGAATTTATTTTAAGCATGTATGATAGAGAAACAGGCCAATTTCCAAAAGGAGAAACTGCTGTATTAACTGCTGTAGAAAAGGATTATGGAGAAAATTTAATCAATCCAGCCAAACAATTTATTGAGGCTATAAACCAAAAATTCCAAGAGTACAACGGTTATGATACTGATGCCGATGGTGTGTTAATGGATGACGATGTAGAAGAAAGATTAATTGATCCTAAACCAAAAAGTGATAGACGATATTTTGTAGTTCCTGACACGGAAGATTATTACGACATACAGAATGACAGAAGATTTGCCGGTTACATAGAAGTTGCTGATGAAAATTCAGAAGTCATGGTATTGCCTAATTCTGCTTTCCATAAATTAAAAATGATGTATGGCAATAAAATACACGAAGTTGATCCGCAATTTACAAAGACATATGAAGACGAAAATAAGTACAGCACAGAAGCACAAGATATTTTGAAGCTTGCTGGAATTGCATAAAAGGAAATTATGAAATTATTTTTTACTGTAGCGGCTGCAACTATTTTACTCGCAGCTTGTACTACACCACACAGAGAACACCATATGTCACGGATGCACGAGCACGATCATTGCAATTCATGGCAACATCATGATCACGATGATCAACACGGAAGTTCATACTGGCATACACACTGCACAGATGATCACAAATAATCTATCAAATCAGTAATTTAATTATTGACATTTGATAAATACTCGTGTAGCATATATGTTTGTGCTACACATTAAAGGCAACAGCTAAGGCACATTTAACAATTTATAGAAAGGCATATTATGGCAACTTTAGCAGAAATTCGAGCAAAACTCAAAGAACAAGAATCAAGACAAGGTGGAAACACATCCGGTGGTGATAACGGTATCTATCCCTTTTGGAACATGGCAGAGGGTACTACTGCATCTCTTAGGTTCCTTCCAGACGGTGACAACAACAATACTTTTTTCTGGCGAGAGAGATTAATGATTAAACTTCCTTTTGCAGGTGTAAAAGGAGAAACCGACAGTAAACCAGTACAGGTTCAAATTCCTTGTATGGAAATGTATGGCGAGAGCTGTGCTATCCTTAATGAGGTACGTGGCTGGTTTAAAGACTCTAGTCTAGAAGAAATGGGTCGCAAGTATTGGAAAAAGCGTTCGTATCTTTTCCAAGGTTTTGTAAACGATGATCCACTAAAAGAAGAAACAGTACCAGAAAATCCAATCCGCAGATTTATTATTGGTCCTCAAATTTTCCAGATTATTAAACAAGCGTTAATGGATCCGGATATGGAAGAATTGCCAACTGATTATACAAGTGGCATTGACTTCCGTCTTAATAAGACATCCAAAGGTGGATTTGCTGATTATTCAACAAGTAATTGGGCACGTAGAGAACGTCCACTTAATGATAAAGAAATGCATGCAATTAATACATTTGGACTATTTAGTTTGAATGATTTCCTTCCTAAAAAGCCAACAGATGTTGAAATGAAAATCATGCAGCAGATGTTTGAAGCTAGTGTCGACGGAGAAGCATATGACAGTGAACGATGGAGTCAATACTTCCGACCAGCAGGAATGTCAGCAATGACTGGAGATCCTAATACTAATGCAAGTTCTACTCCTACTACAACTACAGTAGTAGAAACAAAAGAAGAAACTGTTACAGTAAGCGAGCCTGTAGTAGCAGAAACTAGTGCAGGTGGAGATAACGCAAAAGACATCCTTGCAATGATCCGAGCAAGACAAGCAGACTAACACATATTAGCAAGGAACAAATTGTTCCTTGCATTCTGACTTTTTAAGGCACAATTATGGCAAAAGCATTTGATCCAAGTAAATTTAGAACACAATTAACAAAATCTATCACAGGCATGAGTGCTGGTTTTAATGATCCAACTGATTGGATTTCAACTGGCAACTATGCACTAAACTATCTTATTTCAGGCGATTTTCACAAAGGCATTCCATTAGGTAAAGTAAGTGTATTTGCAGGCGAATCTGGTGCAGGTAAGAGTTATATCTGTGCAGGTAACATTGTAAAAGCAGCACAAGACCAAGACATTTTTGTTGTGCTTATTGACAGTGAGAATGCACTTGATGAAGACTGGCTTAGGAATTTAAACGTTGATACAAGCGAAAAAAAGCTACTAAAACTTAATATGAGTATGATTGATGATGTAGCTAAAACTATCTCAGTCTTTATTGACGACTACAAAAATTTAGAAGGAGCAGACAAACCTAAAGTACTGTTTGTTATAGACAGTTTAGGCATGTTACTGACACCAACTGATGTTGATCAATTTGGCAAGGGCGATCTTAAAGGTGATATGGGTAGGAAACCTAAAGCACTTACTGCACTTGTAAGGAATTGTGTAAACATGTTCGGCAGTCATAACGTAGGACTTGTAGCAACTAATCATACATACGCTAGCCAAGACATGTTTGATCCAGATGATAAGATTTCAGGCGGACAAGGTTTTATCTATGCAAGTAGTATTGTAGTTGCAATGAAAAAACTCAAACTAAAAGAAGACGAGGACGGTAACAAAACCTCAGAAGTACAAGGCATCCGTGCAGCTTGTAAGGTAATGAAAACACGTTATGCAAAACCATTTGAAGGAGTACAGGTAAAGATTCCTTATGAAACAGGTATGAATCCTTACAGTGGCCTTGTTGACTTATTTGAAAAACAAGGTCATCTTGTTAAAGACGGAAATAGATTACGATATATTGATAGTGAAGGAAATGAACATAAGGAATATCGTAAAAATTGGACTGGCGAATTATTAGATATGGTAATGCAAGACTATCCAAAAAAACAAAAAGATATAAATACTCCATCTATGGAAGAGGAGATTATAGAAGATGACGGAACAGCAGATAGTTGAAATTTGGAGTTTATTCCGAGAACATTGCGACAAAAAACAGTTAACAGTTGCAGCAGAACACTTTGTAGAATTACTTGCTGACTTTGGAGTGTCGGACGATGCAATGAAAAATTCATTAGGAAATTGCAACACACTTGATATTGCAATTTCCTATTATTTAGACATAGATGAAGATGAAGAATATTGAAAGGTTAAATGGGCTGGTATAGCGAAGTTGCAAGAGACATTGGCAAGATTCCAGATGCTATATTACATTTTGAAGCTGAATTAAGAGATGCAAAACTTGAATGCAAAATTAAAGGTAATGTAGAAAAACTTGCTGCAGAACTTCCAGGCATCGTAGAACATCGTTTTAACCAATTGCAAGAAATAGAAGCTATATTAAACTATCTGAATATTGAGCTAAGAAAATTACGGAGTTCTTTTTTCAAAAAGTATTTAGAAAATTATCAACGAGCATTGTCTAGTCGCGATGTTGAAAAGTATGTAGACGGAGAACTAGATGTCGTTGATTTTGAAAAGATAGTTAATGAGTTTGCTTTATTAAGGAATAAATGGTTAGGAATACTAAAAGGCCTTGATCAAAAACAATGGCAAATTACTAACATTGTTAAGTTAAGAGTAGCAGGCATGGAGGATGCGAGTTTATAATTATGGAACAATATCAAGATATTTGGATTAAAGGTAGTGTAACACCTGGTGTAAGAGAATGCGCTGCAAGGTATCCTGTTATTAAAAAAGTTTTAGAACAATACAAAAGGCCATTTACTGTTTTAGATATTGGCGCAAATTTAGGTTATTTTAGTTTTAGAATAGCAGAAGATTTTCCCAAGGCTACTTGTGTTTTAATAGAAAGTAAATACGGTAAGCACCTAACGCAATTAGGAAAAGATAATGAAAGTACTAATGTAGTTATTTTAAATAATACCCTTACTGCCGATAAACTTATAAATTTGTCTCAGTGCGAACATTTTGATGTAGTCTTATGTTTGAATATAATTCATCATCTAGATGATCCAACTAAAAGTATAGCTGCAATTGAAAAATTAGGAGAAACAGTAATTATAGAAACTCCTAGTCCAAATGATAAAGGAGCTTGCGGACAGACAAAGTTAACAGAAATCTATTCACATGTAGAAAAAAATTATTCTATGATAGGATCATTTTCTAGACATACTTCTAATAGTAAATCTTTAATGGGTGTGAAAAAATTTAATAATCCTATCTTAGAAAAAGCATATTGGGATGCATCAATCAAAAGGAAAAATTATTTAGAAAATTTAGTAATAGAATCTGATTTCAAAACAAAAACCTACAATAACAAAAAAAATACAAAAATTGAAAAAAGAGATTGGATTCCTGGGATTAATCTAAGAACATATCAATATCTAAATGGTACATATCCATCTAAAGATTTTATTTGTAGACAAATAGAAAATTTAGATTTTTCTAATCACAACGATATTGCACCGTGGAATATAATTGTAACTGGAAACGATTTATCTTTAATTGATTTTGCAGATCCAAAACAAAAAGATTTACCTGTTAATAATTTACATAACAAAGAAAATATTATTGCAGAAATTAAAGCAAGCAAAATAGAAAGTGTAAAAAAGTATAAAGTTAAAAAATGATTAATATTTTTATCGGGTATGATCCAAGAGAAGATATTGCTTATCAAGTTTGTAAACACAGTATTTTAAAAAGAACACCAAATGCGATAATAAAACCTCTTATTAAAAAAGATCTTGAAGTAGAAAATTGGTACACTCGTCCTATAGATAAATTAGCTTCTACAGAGTTTACATTCACAAGATTCCTTGTACCTGCATTAATGGATCATAAAGGTTGGGCGTTGTTTATGGATTGCGACATGCTTTTACAATCCGACATAACAGAATTATTTGAGTTAGCAGATGATCAATATGCTGTAATGGTTGTGAAACATGCATTCCATCCAAAACATACAGTGAAAATGGATGGTAGAAAACAGTTTAGATATCCTAGGAAGAATTGGTCTAGTGTTATGCTGTTTAATTGTGGTCATCCTAGTAACAAAATCCTAACTAAAGATTTGGTAAATGACGAAACAAAAGATGGTGCATACTTCCATAGATTTAGTTGGCTAGAAGATAAAGAAATAGGAACATTACATCATGAATGGAATTACTTAGTTGGTCATTACTATAAGCATGACGGATGTCCTAAACTTATACATTACACCGAAGGCGGACCTTGGTTTAAAAATTATTATATGCAGCATCTTTCAGTTGAATGGAGAGATGAATACAAAGATATGACCGGAAAAGATTTTTTACTAGAAAACACAATTGATTATCAAGTATGAAATTACAATTTATAACTAGTGTTTCTAAAGACTATTGGTATAACACTGCACAATTTTTGATACCTAATTGGAGGCTACCTGGAGATCTTTTAATCTATATTGATTACCCTGAAGGCGAAGTAGATTGGTTAACAGATATTAAATTTAATAAAAGATTACTACACGTTCCTTGTTTGCATTCATATGATGAATTAGATCTAACAACAAAGGTAAGAAGGTTTTGGGGTAAAGCATGCGCTCAGATACATGCAGTTAAAAACCGTCCTGAAGACACAAGGATTATATGGTTAGATGCTGATGTTGAACAAATTAAACCTATTCCTGCTGATTATTTTAATGCTAGTTTCAAACATGAATTAGCATTGATGCGTAGTAATTATGTAGAAAAAGATTGTTTTGAAACTGGCCTTGTGATTTTTAACCAAGAACATGAAAAGTTAAATGTTGTTATAAAAAAATACGAAAAATTTTGGTATGAATCTCTTGACAAGGTTCATAAACCATATGATGCATATGTGCTAGGAGCAGTAGCAACTGAAAGACGATTTACAAACTTAGTTGACAAATATTGTGATAATAAAGATGCTTTTGCAAATTCTAGATTTAAAGATTTTTTTATACATCATATAAACAAAGAAAACAAAAGAATATTTAAAGATGATAAATTATGAAAGTTGTAGGTTATCTAGGAGGAATACCTTCACCAAATAAAAACTTACACAAAACCAAATTAATCAGCTCATTAATCGAAGGAGTCAACAAAACTGGAGACACAGGAATATTACACCAACATAGGTCTCTAATTAATAGTGATATAGGTTTAATCCAAGGTTGGGTTCATGCAGATAGTAAACAAGTTCCGCATTTAAATCTTCGTAGACAAGTTATTGCTAATACACACAACAAGCATACCTTAATAATAGATAGTAATTTGTTTAATTATAAAGTAGGCACGTTACATGACATGCAATACACAAGATTTAGTTTAGATAATATTTTTCCTACAAGTGGTTTTTACTTCGATTCTATTATTAAGCCTGATAGATGGAGCAAAATTAGTAAAAATCTTAATTTAAAATTAAAGCCATATAGGAAAACAGGATCACATATTCTAGTTTGTACACAAAGGAATGGAGGATGGTCTATGAAAGGACTGCCTGTGTTTAATTGGCTTGTTGATATTTTAAATCAACTACATAAACTTACAGACAGACCAATTGTTGTAAGATCTCATCCAGGTGATAAAAAATCCCATCTATACACTGATAAGATACGGTTTCCAAATGTAACTATTAGTAAAAAACAAAATATATGTGAAGATTTTTTAGATGCATGGGCTGTAGTCACTTACAATAGTAGCCCTGGCGTTGCAGCAGCAATAGAAGGTTTACCTTGTTTTATAACAGATCCTAATCCGAAAGACAGCCAAGCATATGATATAGGCAATTGTTCATTACAAGATATAGAAAATCCATTGCTGAAAGATAGAGAAAATTGGATAGAAAAAATTGCAATGTCTCATTGGAATTTAGAAGAAACTGCATCAGGCGAAGCTTGGCAACATTTTAAAACATGTTTGGAAAATATAAAATGAATAATATTTGTTGGTTTACTGGTTTGAGTTTTCAATATTATAATAAAGTCGGTAAGCATTCTTTAAAAAGATGGGATTTACTTGACGAAGATAAAATAATTTTTACAGAACCAAATTTTCCTAAAAAATTAAATTATTTAACTATTGACCTAGACGCAGCTTACAAAGAGATTGATCGAGCTGTATTACAAAAAATTATCAATACGAAAGGCCATAAATATTTTAAATTTTTTAAAAAAGCACTTACAGTTTATTATGGGCTGAAAACTTTAAGTGAAAAATATAAGTTTTTAATTTGGCTAGATGCAGATGTTTACATTAAAGAAAAATTTGATGTAAAAAACTTTTTACCTAACCAAGATCAACTGTATTCAAGTATTTTAAAAACTAGAGATTTACCTGATTCTGGATGGTTAGCAGTTAACACAAGGCATGACCTTTTTCCTAAATTTATTTTAGATTACATAAACTATTACTTTAACGATAAAATTTTTACATTACCTCACCCCTGGGATGCATATATTTTACAAGATTACAGTAAAAATATACCATGGCGCAATCTTTGGCTAAACAGGGTAAGAATTAAAGATGATAAAACTTGTGGATTTTATGATACTGAACTAGAACCGTTCTTAGTACATTATTGGGGAGACAGGAAAAAAAATTTACCGCCAATAACCGATCCTAGTTAAACTTACCTTTCCGTCTTCTGCAACCAATGCTCTTCCCATTATGTAATTATGGATTTGGATACTTACTATTAATTTATTAATACAATTATCTGCTGGCAAATATGTATTCTTATAAGTTTCTACAAGTTTTTTAGCTCCACAAGGCTTTAAAGCATAACCACAAGCACCTGGCATTGATGATCTATTATAATATATGGCTCGAGGATTTCCAGTAGGATTTTTAAGTAAATGTTGGAAATATCTACTTTTTGCTGGATGTCCCAATACTAGTATTAAAACATCTTGCCATTCAACTGGTATAAAAGGCCGTGTCAGCACATTGTCATCTTCCATTATTATAATAGGTTTATCTAATTCAACACATTTTTTCCATAAGAAAAAATGGCTATAAAAGCAACCTATTAGGCCAGGACTTTTCATTTTTTCTTTAGATTTATTATCTACTCTAGTTCCTTTAAATCCTATTGGATGAACCTGCCTATTTTCTTTTTGTAAAAGTGCAACTCCATCTGGGCCATAGATTCCGTTAAATAATGTAGAAGGCATATTTAAATCTGTCAATTGCTTTTGTAAATTTGTAGCTGTTCTAACAGACTCCTTAACATTTGGTAAATGTATGATATAAGTCTCTATTGCTTCCAATATTTTTCTGGCCTTTTAGTAGTTAAATCCGATCGCTTACTTTTTTGTAATCTTTTTCTATCACCTTTTAAATGATCAATCCATTTTCCAAGAACAGTATTGATTAGAGGGTGACCTCCGCCTCCTGTACTTGCCTGCTTTAACACCATGTCTTTAGTATAATCGTACATGTCTGGATACATTTGTTTAAACTTATCTAATACATGGCCAAATACATAACTATCATGCCATTCTTCTAATTTAAAAATTCCTATGTTAGCATTCTCATACATGTATCTAAAATTTGCAACAAATTGTCTACATTTTGCATCTGATACCTTTAATCCGTAAAATCCACACTCAGGCCATGTTTGAGATGATTTTCCTCTACCAACATAGGTTAACCAAACATGATCTGGAAGTATTGAACTAAATTCTTCATGAGACCATGGACTATGGACATAGGTGTCAGCATCAATCCATACGCACCAATCTTCTGCTCTTTCACAAGCATCAAACACTGCATAGACTTTATTAGAAAATCTTACAGCATCCCATTTAAAAGTTTTATGATGATCTCTCGGACGACGCTGCGGCCACGGACAAGTGCCAGTTGCCATCGGGACGTCACTCCAAGTCTTTTTAAATCTAACTAAATCTGGCAGGGCTTCCTCTTGATCTAAAATTAAAATGTTGTTTGGGCTAGGATTTTCTGGTTGGCATTTTTCTGCATAACAAATCAATCGTATTTCCTTGTCTACATTTTGTGCAAAAGAGTTTAGGAATCTTTGTCCGTACAAATCTAAACCTTCTTTGTTAAATGTTGTAACTGCTAAAATATTTTTCATAGGCAAATCTTTCTTAAATAGTATAAAGGTATTTAACAATGAAATTTGGACTTTGGACCGCATATGGAGCGTTAAATTCTAAATCCGTTTTTGAAGCGTTTGCTAAAGGAGCTAGTAAACTAGGCCACAATGTAATTGTAAACAAAGAAGCAGACATAGAAGTAATATGGAGTATTCTTTGGCACGGCAGGATGGCAAGAAATAAGCTTATCTGGAATAGAAATAGGAAAGAAAACAAACCAATAATAGTTTTAGAAGTAGGATGTTTAAATAGAGGTGTTTATTGGAAGATGGGTATCAATGGCATCAACAAAGATGCATTCTTTGGGCCAACTGGTAATGACCATCAGCGAGCTGATAAGCTAAAACTCTATTTACAAAACAATCATGATCCAAACGGAAATATTCTTATTGCTGGCCAACATAAGAAAAGCGGACAATGGAGTGATGAAAACTTTTCAGAAAATTATTACAATACAACTATAAATGAAATAAGAAAATTTACCGATAAAAAAATCATTTTTAGACCTCATCCTAGATCTCCAATAAAAATAGATATATCTCAATATAAAAATATAATTATACAGAATCCTCAAAAAATACAGAATACATACGATAATTATAATCTTAATTTTCAAAATTTATATGCAGTAATTAATTGGTCTAGTAATCCAGGTGTCCTTGCTGCTATTGAAGGGATACCTACTTTTGTAGGACCATCGAGCCTTGCATACGATGTAAGCAATCATGATTTGTCCGAAATTTGCCAACCAAAAATTTTCGATAGGACACAATGGATAAATGATGTGGCCTATACTGAATGGTCTATAGACGAAATTTCTAGTGGTTGTCCGTTAAAAAGATTGATTTCATCTTTATAATTTGCTATAATAATACTAGTTTTTTAAAGGGTACAATAATGACTGTTGAAGATTATATTTGTTTATTAGTTGATAATAAAGATTTTTCTATTCTACAAACAGATTTAAAACTTTTAAAAAGTTTAAGCGCTCAAATAAAAAAAGGTGTTGCTTTTACTGATCGACAACATCTTCTTTCAAAAGAAAAATTGATAGAATACAAAGATCAATTTGACAAACATAATTACAAAGATTTACTAAATGATCTTGATAAATTAAAACAACCGTACAGAGAGATAAATCGAGAAAAATCTGTAAAAATTATTAGTAAAGAATATTTTGATTTATTTGGTGTAACTAGGCAAATGAAACTTGCTATACGATTTCCTTATTCTAATAAAATGATAAAGTTAATAACTTTTATTAAAACTTTACAAAAGATACACGAATATGACAAAATTAGTAAAACACACTTTGTAGATTTTACAGAAGAAAATGTATTAAAACTTTTAGATTTTATTGAACAATCTAATTTTGAAATAGACGATAATCTAAAAAAATTTTATTTAGAAATTAAGAATATTCAAAAAAATTTTAAAGATTTTCAACCAGGTGTTTACAGTTTCAAATTAAAAAATGTTAGACCAAATTGTTATGCTTATGCTACAGAAAAATTAGGAAATCCTAGTAGTAAAAATTTAGCATTATATTATGATAGAAGATCTGTTTTAGGTTTATCTTTTTTTGACGAAAAAGATTTAAATTCATCTTTAAATAACTTAGGATTATTATCTCAAAAAATTGCACATTCTACTATGAAAACATTATATGCAGCAAAAGATAAATTTTCATATCATGACATTATTCAATCATTGTACAATTTAAAAAGATTTCCGTTGTTAATTATTTTAAAAAGAAATTATGAACTAGAAGGTTTACAAAATTTTTATAATGAGTTAATAAAGTTTATTAGACCAGAACTAATGACTGTATTATTTAGATTGGATAATAGCAAAAAAGAAAATACACTTTTTAATAATACTATTAAAAATTTACAATTAAATAACTCTTTGATAGATGAAACAAAAGTTGTTTTTTTAAACAATGAGAAATTGTCAAAACCAATTTTAAGAAATAAGTGGTTACAAAATACATCTATAATATTAGATAGTTTTAGACAATCTAAAAATTATTCATTGTTTTATAATAGAGCAGAAATAGTTATCCTTTATGATACTATACAACCAACGTGGAATAATCAACATATCGATATACTATGACAACTTGTAAACTTATTATAGAAGACGAGGTTAATATAAAATTAGAAGGACTTCCTGTTGAAATACGCAGGAAACTTTCTAATGCACTTAAATTTGAAGTGCCATATGCCCGTTACATGCCGCAATATAAACTTGGCAGATGGGACGGCAAGGTAGCATTCTTTGGTATAGGTGGTACAGGATATGTTAATCATCTTGACACAATCGTAGAGATACTGCAAAACAATAGCGTAGAAATTGCTGACATAGAAGATCGTAGGCATCCTGTAACACTAGACTTACAACCTATAACAGAAGACTATTGGAAACAGCAAGGAGTAAAATGGCCTGCAGGACATCTTGCAGCAGGAGAAGATATTGTATTAAGAGATTATCAAGTAGAAGCTATAAACAACTTTTTAGGAAATCCACAAAGTCTACAGGAAATTGCAACAGGCGCTGGTAAAACTATTACCACTGCAACACTCTCACACATAGCGGAAAAATATGGACGAACACTTGTCGTTGTACCAAACAAATCTCTTGTACAACAAACTGAAGAAGATTACCGAAATTGCGGGCTGGACTGCGGCGTATACTTTGGCGATAGAAAAGACCTATCCAAAACACATACCATATGCACTTGGCAAAGTCTCAACATACTAGATAAGAAAAGCAAGGATGGTACAGCAGTATTAACACTTGCAGAGTTCTTAGACGGTGTAAGCACAATAATAATTGATGAAGTGCATCAGGCGAAGGCCGAGGTCTTGAAGAATTTACTCACACGCAACTTACGTAATGCTCCGATACGCTGGGGACTAACAGGCACAGTACCCAAGGAACGTTTTGAATTTGAAGCACTACATGCAAGCATAGGTCCTGTTATTGGGCAAATTACTGCTAAAGAATTACAGGACAAGGGTGTACTGTCTAACTGTCATGTAAACATTGTACAGCTTATTGATACAGTTGCACATAGAGATTATCAAAGCGAATTAAAATATCTTGTAACTGAAGAAAACCGTGTAAACTACATTGCTAAAATGTTAAATAAAATTAAGGAATCTGGCAACACACTTATATTAATTGATCGTATTAGTGCGGGCGAACTGTTGCACGAACGTATAGAAAATTCAATTTTTATAAAAGGTGATGTAAAATTAAAGGATAGAAAATCAGCTTATGATGAAATTCAAGATGCAGACAATATGGTTATCGTTGCAACTTACGGGGTTGCTGCTGTGGGGATCAATATTCCTCGTATTTTTAATCTTGTTTTAATTGAACCTGGAAAAAGTTTTGTACGGGTTATACAGTCTATAGGCCGCGGTGTCCGTAAAGCTAAAGACAAAGATTTTGTACAAATCTGGGATTTTACAAGTACTTGCAAATTTGCAAAAAGACATTTAACAGAGCGTAAGAAATTTTATCGAGATGCTCAATATCCATTTACAATAGAAAAGGTTGACTGGCAATGAGAATACTTACACTTGAAAATACAACATTTGATTTAAATAATTTACCAGACGAAATTGAAGAAGATTTTAGATTTAGTGTAATGGATAATACTAATCCAAATGATCCTGATTTCTTTTTTATACCTTTGGTTTTTTTAGAGGCGTTTAGTTCGCCTGCAGTTTTACTTGAAATCGGTGGTCATGAATTAATGATGCCAATTGATTGGCATATTGCTGTAGGAGACAGCAGAACAGGTAAAGATTTAGAAGTACTTCCATTAACAAGTTTAAATGATAGAGGATTCGAAGCTTTTTTATTTAATCCTAGAAAAAGTTATAAAGCAGACTATGGACAAATTAAAGTAACTAATTTTTTCAATGAAGTAAAATGGTTTTTTCCTAAAGTAAAAACTGGACAATTAATCTCAATACCGTTGACAAATGAAGAAAATCCATTATGCGCTTTTTTTACAAAAGAAATTAATAGACAAATGGAAGTTATTGATTTTTGTAAACTTATTTAATATAATATATTATGTCTAATAAATTGCCTGTAAAAGATATTCTTGCTGCAGTTGATATGGGCGCAAAATCTGTTTGGAAAGAGCTAGATGCTGATCAAAGAAAAAGTATCTCTTTTTGGTTAATGAATAGATACGCTTCAAGTGTTGCTGGGAAAAGAGAAAAACAAGAGCTTGCTGTTTTAAAAACAAATGAATACTATAACAAAAATTATATGGTTGTTAGTTCGCATCAAGAACTACAATGGCAGTTATTATGCTTATGCGGAAACACAGGCAAAATAGAATTCCATAAATGGCAAGGATTAAAATCAAATGTCACAAACGTGACCGGAAAGTTTGAAAAAATACTTACAAAAATTTATCCTGAAAGAAAGGTAGACGAAATTGAATTGCTAGCTCAATTGTCTACAGAGGATGAAATTAAACAGCTAATTGAGGATCATGCGCTTGACATCAAACTCTAAGTATACCTGCGAATACTGTAACACATCATACACACGAGAAAAAACACTTTTTGCACATTTATGCGAAAAGAAACGCAGAGCGTTACAGCGAGATGAGAAAAGGGTACAGTTAGGCTTTTATGCATTTAATCAATTTTACAAACGTAGTATGGGCTCTAAGAAGGATAAGACATATGAAGAATTTTGTAAAAGCCCTTACTACAACAGCTTTGTAAAATTTGGTAGTTTCCTTAACAATGTTAAACCACTATATCCAGAAAGGTATGTTGACTATGTTGTTACAAGTGGTGTGAAGTTAGAGCAATGGTGCAAGGAAGAATTATACGAACGTTACGCAATAGAACTTATTAAAAAAGAAGATGTAACTACAGCACTAGAGCGTAGTGTACTTACAATGACTGAATGGGCAAAAGAAAATCCACCGGCTGTATGGAATCATTACTTTAATTTAGTAAGCACTAATAGAGCTGTATATCATATTAAAGATGGAAAAATTTCTCCATGGGTTGTTTTAAATAGCACAAGCGGAAAACAAATGCTTGATAAATTTAATGAAGAGCAATTAAAAATGATATATCATATTGTTGATCCTGAACACTGGGCATTAAAATTTAAAAGACAAACAAAAGATTTAGAATTAGCAAAACAAATTATTAAAGAAAGTAGACTATGAAACTTGTATATTATCCAGACGAATTCCTTACAAAAAAAGTTGCAGATGTAAACATTGATAACGTAGATTTTGATCCAGTTGAATTAAAAAATGAAATGGTAGAATTTATGTTGACTAATAATGGCATTGGGTTGTCTGCAAATCAAGTTGGACTAGATGCACAATTATTTGTAATGGGAGATACCAAAGACAATAGCTCACTACTTATTAACCCAACTGTTCTACAACACACAGAAGAATCTGTTATAGACATAGAAGGATGTTTAAGTTTTCCAAATGTTTTTGTACAAGTTCGGCGGCCAAAAGAAATTTTAGTTGAATATTATGATGAAAATTTAGAATTAAAGAGAAATCATTTAAAAGATTATAGTGTTAAGGTCTTTTTACATGAATGGGATCATTTGCAAGGTATTACTTTTAATGATAGAGTATCCCCGCTTAAATGGAAAATGGCAAAGAAAAAAGCTTACAAAATGAATAAAAATTTACATGGTAACGGTTTTTGCGAATGCTGTGAGTAAATTATGCCCGATATTGATATTGATTTTGCAAATAGAAATGATGCATTAGAATTAATAGATTATACTAATGCTAGTTTAGATGGTACAAAAAAACATAATACAGGAATATATATAACAAAAATTCCTTTCGACCCAATTACAAATCAATCAACAATACCCTACAAAGAAGCAGAGGAAAGAGGTTACTTTAAGTTAGATTTCCTTAATGTTTCAATTTATAAAGATGTAAAAGACGAAGAACATTTGATTAATTTAATGAACAAAGAACCTTTATGGGAATTACTTGAACACAAAGAATTTGTTGATTTACTTTTCCATTTATCAGGACATTCAGAAATTTGTATAAAACTTAAACCTAAAAACATAGAACAACTGGCTGCTTTACTTGCTATAATTAGACCTGCAAAGAGATATCTAATAAATGAAGATTGGAATACTATACTATCAGAAGTATGGACTAAACCAGAGGACAATAAATATTATTTTAAAAAAGCTCATGCAATATCGTATGCTGTTGCAATTATTGTACACATGAATTTAATTTGTGAAAATTTAAATGGCAAAAATTAAAAATCCACTTCCATACAGCATTGCAAAAATGTGAAATAGAGTATGATGTTGGTCCTAATAACATATGGTTACAAAAATAATTATTTTTTTGCTTTCCTAATCATTTGTATACTTTTCCTTTTTACCCTTTTTGCATGCAAATTTGTTAAATTTACAGTTGGTCCTAAAATAACATTAACATCCTTTGTATTTAAATTCCGTAGCGCATATTTTAATGGATCAATATCTTCCTTTAAAAAAATTGTAATCGGAATCATACGATTACTTTCCATCCACCATATTTCACCAAGATCCACTAACAATTTTTTATCTTGAATATTTCTAAGTAATGAATACTCTAATAAAGTAGTGATATTTTGATCTTGATTTACTACAATACCTACAAATTCTTTACCACCATATTGAATAATAGTTATGAATGGATACTTTTCTTCTATATCTTTACGTAGCATTAATAATAGTATTCTTTCTAATAAATATAATATGCAACTTATACCAAGATATTTAGTAAATAATACAATTACAATTGTAACAAATGAAACAGGATTTGACACGGAGTACATGCCAGTGTATAGTAGACAGATAAAAGCCTACCGAGGTATTGACAATAAAATACAATTTAAAATAGTTAATGCAGATCAAAAAGCAATGGATATAACTGATTATATGCCTACGTTTGTTGCATTTGACGAAACAAAAAGACAAGTAATAAGAAGAGTAGGCACTGTACAAGATGGAGCTAAAGGTAAATTTGAGATTAACATTACAGAAAATGATTTATTAAACATTAAAAGACAGTACTTACGTTACAATATCTATCTTACAGATTTAGCAGGTGATAATCATTTAACCTTTGCAGATAGTAATTTTGATAACAATGCCACACTGTTTGTTGACGATTATGCATTTCCAGGACCAGCAGAACCGCACACTGTATCTACTTTTGTACAAGACAATACAGAATGGATTAGTGAGGCCATATCAGCAGAACCTGCTCTCAACGGTAATGAAGCCTTACATACAGCAGCAATATATACAAACAATTATGTAGGTGATGCAACACTAGAAGCTACACTTGATGTAAACATTAATGAAGATACCAGTTGGGCACCGATAAACACGATAACATTTGATGGTACAGAAACAATGCCTGCTTATTTTAATTTTAGAGGCGTATACAACTACTTACGATTTAAGACAACTGCATCACCAAATGATACCGTAACAAAAATTTTAGTAAGGAATTAGGAATAGGTATGGCAACAAGTGAAACTATTATAGCAACCCAGACGCACCCGGGAGACAGTTCAGAACAAACTATTACAAGTGAAAAATTTAAAGGCGATGGTTATTATGGTCGAGCAGATGGCTTCCATACCGTACAAGTTGTGCTCACAGGATTCTTAGGTAAAGTGGAAATACAAGCATCACTAGCTACCGATCCTGCAGACGAAGATTGGTTTACGGTTAACATAACAGATGTTACAGATAATACTACATCTAATTTTGTTGAATACATTATAAATGAAACTAGTAGCAAGATGTATAACTTTACCGGTAACTTCGTGTGGGTAAGATGTTTGGTTAGTTCGTGGACTGATGGATCAGTAAACAGCGTAAAATTAAATCATTAATCTTGACAATCTACTGCTACTTTGCTATAATTAATGTATGAGCATTGTATCTAATATTGTATCTGCATATCTACCTGCAAAGAAAAAAACAACACCTAGTGGCTGGATAAGTTTTAATGCTCCGTGTTGTCATCACAATGGACAAACAACAGATAAACGTGGAAGAGGCGGATTAATTATTAATAATGATGGCGGTGTTAGTTATCATTGCTTTAACTGCGGTTTTAAGTGCAGTTGGCAAGGTGCAAAAAGTTTATCTTTAAAATTTAAAAAATTTTTAGAATGGTTAAATGTACCTGACAATATAATTAAAAAACTATCATTAGAATTATTAAAACAAGAAACAAACAATGTAACTAAATTACAAATACAAACAGTCTTACCTTCTTTTAAAGAAATTACGCTTCCTAATAATGCTATTCTAATAAACGAAGTACAAAATGTTAATTCTAATATTCTTAAAATAATAGAATATATATCAAATAGAAATCTTCAATTTGAAGACAGTAGTTTTTATTGCTGTGATAATGTAGGTTTAAAAAATAGATTAATAATTCCTTTTTACTATAATACTAAACTTGTAGGATATACAGCAAGAACAATTGCAGATAAACATCCAAAATACTTAACAAATTCTCAACCAGGTTATGTATTTGGATTAGATGCACAACAAAATGATTATTCTTTTACTATAATTTGCGAAGGTCCTATAGATGCATTATTAATAGGAGCTACAAGTATATTAGGATCTGAAATTTCAGAATATCAATGTAATTTATTAAATTCTTATAACACTGAGAAAATTGTTATTCCAGATAGAGATAAAGCTGGAAAAAAATTGATAGACCAAGCATTATCTTTAGGATGGAGCATAAGTTTCCCTGATTGGGATAAAAATATAAATGATGTAGGTGATGCTGTAAATAAATACGGTAGAATGCTTACTCTATACAGCATTATTACTTCTAGATGTAATTCTAGTTTAAAAATAAAATTAAGAGCAAAAAAATGGTTTGGTTAAAAGAAAAATTAAAAGAACTTTGGTTTTGGATATCTTATCCTTTTTATTGGATAAAAGATGAAATTGAATTTAGAAAAAAAATGAAAGAATTAAGAAAAAGAGATCCTTTTATCTATGATTAAATGATTACATGGGGAATAAGTGCTAACAGCCATGACGCTGCAATTAGTGTGCATAACAACGACAAAATAGAATTTGCAAGTCATACAGAAAGATTTAGCCATAAAAAAAATGATGCACACTTAAATCCTAGTATTGTTGACTATTCGCTGCAATGGGGAGAGCCTGATAGGATCATTTGGTACGAGAAACCTTTACTAAAAACTACAAGGCAGTTGTATGCTGGACAAAGAGATTTATTAAACAAGAACCGTATAAAAAAATATTTAGAATCTTTTGGATTAACAGCGCCTGTGTCGACAGTAGGTCATCATTGTTCACATGCAGCAGCTGGATATTATACTAGTGGGTTTGATCATGCAACTGTGCTAGTTATAGATGCAATAGGAGAATGGAATACACTAAGTGTATGGGAAGGTGAATACGATAAATTAACCTGTAAGCGTACCTGGAACTATCCGAACAGCATAGGTATTTGGTATAGTGCAATGACACAACGCATTGGACTAAAGCCGAATGAAGAAGAATATATACTTATGGGCATGGCAGCATATGGTGATGCCAGTAAGTATGGTGAAACAATATTAAACGATTTTTGGGAACAGTTTCCTAATCATTTAAATATTTTTAATCTCCTTCCTAACTTCCAACTTAGGCATAATCTACATAGAGGGTGCATGTGGTGGGAGCCTACTAAGATTGCATTTAATATCGTAGACGGTAAGCAAGAGTTTACACAATGGGCATATGACATAGCAGCAGGAACACAATGGGCATATGAGCACATATTAACTAAGATAAGTAAGGCTGTAGCTAGGACATACGCTAGCAGTAACCTAGTGTTTATGGGCGGATGTGCATTAAATTGCAGTGCTAACAGCAAGATAGTTGAACACTGGAATGGTGCAGATAATATCTGGATAATGCCTAATCCAGGTGATGCAGGCAGTTGCATAGGAGCAGTACTTGCACACAGAGGCACACACATAGAATGGCCAGGACCGTATTTAGGTTATGAGATAGAAGGAGAATATCCAGTAGATGAAATCGTTAATGAACTTATGCAAACAGGTATTGCAGGGGTTGCGTCAGGAAGAGCCGAGTTCGGTCCTCGTAGCCTTGGCGCTCGCAGCCTTCTTGCTGACCCTCAGCGTATGGATATTAAAGATAAAGTCAATGCCATTAAACGTAGACAGAAGTTCCGTCCCTTCGCACCTGCAGTCCTTGCAGAACACGCATCCAGTTTATTTGAGCCGCCCTTCGGACGTTATATGCAGTACACGGCACATTGTAAGGATCCTGAACGATACCCTGCAATTGTCCACGCAGACGGAACCAGCAGAGTTCAAACAGTTACAAAGCAGGATCACCCAGGTTTTAGAGCGTTGTTGGAAAGATGGTACGAATTAACAGGCTGTCCTATGCTGTTAAACACAAGCCTCAATATAAAAGGCAAACCCATAGTAAACACATTGACAGATGCACAAGAATTTAGTAAACTATACAATGTAAAGGTATTTTCATGAATAAAAACATTAACATAGACTTATTCCAAAAGATAAATTTTATTAGCCATGCAGGCTTGCCACTTACATGGAAAATTGAGTGTGATGCTATATCACCAGATGAATGGGTTGCACTTGCACACATTATTCGAGAGTTTGAGCCTCGTAACTGGAGAGCTGCCGTAGGTATACCCAGAGGTGGCGTAGCACTAGGCAAGGCACTAGATAAGTACGGTACACAGAACATAGACGACCCTGTGCTTGTAGTAGACGATGTGTACACAACAGGCAAGAGCTTCCGAGATTATGTAGCAGAAAACTATCCAAACGAAGAAGTACTGCAATGGTGTGTATTTGCACGTAAGCCAACTGAAAATGCAGTAAATGCACTTTTTACAATGCCAAACAAAAAATAAATGTCAAGACAAAATGTAGACTACGGTTACGATATACAAAAAGTATATCTTGAGATGTTCCTTACAGATGCTGAAAGCTATGTAAGATGTCAAGGTGTATTTGAACCTAAAACGTTTGATAGGCGTTTGCAACCTGCTGCAGAATTCCTAAAGGATTATGTAGCAGAGCATAACGCATTGCCTACGTTTGACATGATTAATGCTGCAGCTAAATGTGATCTAAAGAATCCAGGAGAACTACAAGAGCAACACTATGATTGGCTGCTACAGGAGTTTGAAACATTTAGTAGGCATAAAGCATTAGAAGATGCAATCCTCAAGTCAGCAGACTTACTAGAAAAAGGAGAGTATGGACCTGTTGAAGATCTAGTTAAACGAGCAGTACAGATAGGATTACAGAAAGATCTAGGAACAGACTATTGGAGAGATCCACGTACAAGGCTAGAAGAAATAAAAAGTCGTAACGGACAGGTTAGTACAGGCTGGGCTACGCTAGATAAGAAACTGTTTGGAGGATTTAACAGGGGAGAGCTTAATATATTTGCAGGAGGCAGTGGTGCAGGTAAGAGTTTGTTCTTAGCCAATCTAGGAGTAAACTGGGCACTTGCAGGACTGAATGTGCTGTACTTAACATTTGAGCTTAGTGAAAATATTGTAAGCATGAGACTTGACAGTATGGTTACAGACATACCCAGCAGAGAGATATTTAAAAGCATAGACGATGTGGAAATGAAAGTGAGGATGATAGGTAAGAAGTCTGGTGCTTTCCAAGTCAAGTATATGCCAAGTGGTAAGACTGCAAATGATCTACGTAGTTACATTAAAGAGTTTGAAGTTAAGACAGGACGTAAGATTGAAGTGATACTTGTTGATTATTTAGATCTAATGATGCCTATTGCTAAACGTATATCAGCAGAGAACTTGTTTGTTAAGGACAAGTACGTAAGTGAGGAACTACGTAACTTGGCAATGGAAACTAACACACTGTTTGTTACAGCTAGTCAGTTGAACAGGGCAAGCGTAGAAGAGATAGAGTTTGATCATTCGCACATATCCGGCGGGCTTAGTAAGATACAAACTGCAGATAATGTTATAGGTATCTTTACCAGCAGGGCAATGCGAGAGCGTGGTAGATATCAGATACAGCTAATGAAAACACGTAACTCGAGCGGTGTTGGTAGTAAGGTAGATCTAGAGTTTGATATTGACAATCTGCGTATACGTGATATGAATGAAGACGAAGACTATCAAGAATTTAACAAACGTAAGAGCACAGTGTTTGACCAGATTAAAAGGACTGCACAAACACAACAGGAAACCGTGAGAGAGGATCCTGCAGAAGGAGATACAGTAGGTAAGATACGAGCCAAAACTGACAGTACTAAACTTAAAGAATTCTTAAATAACCTAAACACTGAAACAGACTAAAGGAGAACTATGGCGTGTGGATGCGGACGAAGTCCAGATTTTTGTAGAGGATGGCATGCTTTATCAGAAGCAGAGTGGCAAGCAGAACTATTAATACTGCAAGCAGAACAAGTTGCTGAAAAACCAAAAAACGATAAACATGTTGTAATGGTTAGAGAAGTACAGCACTATACTGATACACTGTTTAGATTTGTTACAGACAAACCAGTAGACTACACATTTAAAGCAGGTGAGTTTGTAATGATTGGACTCGGTGATAAGGTACGCAGGGCATATTCAATTACCAGTTCCCCAGGAGATAACTATTTAGAATTTTATTCGATCAAGGTGCCTGACGGAGCACTTACTTCAAGGCTAAAAAATATTCAGCCTGGTGATACAGTTGAAGTAGGCGCTAAGGCAACAGGCACCCTGTTATTAGAAAACCTAAAGCCAGGTCGCAGGCTTTGGTTACTTGCAACAGGAACAGGTATTGCACCTTTTATGAGCCTAGTAAGACAGAAAGATATTTTTAATGTTTTCGCAGAAGTTAATGTAGCATGGAGTGTTAGAGAGCAGGACGAGCTTAAAGCATATAGAGCAGACCTAACAGGATACGATTTAAATCTATTTCCTATTGTAACTAGAGATGAATTGTATATTGGATATCAGAAACGTATTACAGAACTTATCGATGATAAAGTATTACTAGGAGAAATGGATCCTCAACATGATCGTGTAATGCTTTGCGGCAGCATGGAATTTAATGAAGACTTAAAACGTATACTGGACGCAAATGGATTTGCAGAAGGTAACACAGGAACTCCGGGTGATTATGTAGTAGAGAAAGCCTTTGTAGGTTAGATGAAAAATTTAGAAAATATATTTTCTAGTATATATAAAAATAACTATTGGGGTACTGGTTCTGGACCTGGATCTAGTGTAAAAAATTCTGAAGAGTATAGACAAAGTTTACTAAGCATTTTAGCCGATGAAAATATTAATTCTGTTTTAGATTACGGCTGCGGTGACTGGCAATTTAGTT